TTTATAACTTTAACCTTTATAGGTACTTTGAAAAGTTTTTGTAAATATGGTTTTAATTTTCTTGCGTATTTTGGATATTGTGCCCATTCTTCTTTTGAAATTTTTTCAAGTAAGGATTCGTTTAATATTTTTTTTAACTTAATCATTTTAAAAGTGTCCAATCTGTAGGTTTACCATATTTTGCTTTATAATACCATTTCTTATCTTTCATACTAAAAATATAAGCAAACTCTTCACCACTATGAAATTTTACTGCATCTCTATTCTTCCACTTACTTGTAGCATTACTTTTCTCTCCTCTATCTCTACCATAAAATACAGTTTCACCTTTTTTTGGACTATCAAATGAATGGTCTTTTCCACCCTTCATACTTTTATCAATAGAAGAAATACCTTGTTGTCCAAGTTTTAATAGTTGTTTAACTTTCATTGGATTATTATAAAATCTTTTTAAATATTTCCCTGCCCATTCTGGATAACCATCCCAATGTCCGTAAGTACTTACTATTTGTCCATTAGGTGATTCAATACCAACTAACCATCTTGTACCTTCAATAATTAATCCACTCTCTTTTATTATATCTTTTAATTTAATCATCGTATTTTCCTTAATAGTTTGTTGTTAATTCAATTCCATTTTTAGGATTTCCCCAAAAACCACGCTGTCGAGTTAATTTGTATTGAGCTTTCATTTTTTTTACAAACTTCTTAGCCTCAATTTCAGTTTTAAATGTTTCCTTTTTAAACTCTTTATCATATTTAGTAAGAGTAACTGTTGGAACAAAGCTCTTTTCACTCAATTTCTGAATTTCTTCTCTTATGATTTCTCTTAGTTTTGTTTTTGTTATTTTCATTTTATTATCTATTTCGTTTATCTTACCTTCAGTTATTTTACTCTTTGCAAGTTTTTGCATGAATTGCATTATCTTAGCGGATTCCTTAACAAACTTCAATTCAAACTTATATAGTTCACCCTCTAATTTAAATATCCTTGGGTCTGTTCCCATATCACCTAATTTCTTTCTGAAGTCTCCCCATGATATTAGAAAGTCTCTACGAGTTTTATAAACTTTATCAAAACCTTTAGTTGCTCTTTTACCTTCTTTTAAATCTCTATCTTCTGGACCAGTTCCACCGGGTGATTTTAATTTTCTTTTAGGATTCTCTGCCGACATAGTATATCCACAACTCTCTACTTCTTGACGAATGATTTCACTAACTTTTCTAATTACTTCTTTTGCAACCTTTTCTGGTTTACCTTTATGTTTAGTAGATGCAAAATCCTCTGCATCTTTCTTCTTCATAGATTTTGCTGCATCCTTTACTTTATCAGAAACTTTGGATGGTGAGAGTTCACCTTTCTGAACAGCATGAACCATTCCCATGAATCGTTGTTGGGATTTGGATTTGGCAGGCATGTTATTCTCCTCGGATTATTTTATTGATTATATCCTCAGCCTTACAATACGAACCACAAGTTCTACCCTGAGTTTGTGCTTTATCAACATTCTCACTTAATGGATACATAAATGCACCATGTGTGGATGGATTGGATACAAAATCAAATGCTATTAATTCAAAATCTTTACCTACCTTTAACATTGGTTGGTCATTATCATCTTCGTGTACTGCTTCTACCGAACCCATACCACGAGAACTGATACCTAATTTGATACCATTCTTAAATAATTCTCTTAAAATGTTTCCACTTGGTGTAGTTAGAATTTCTACTGTCCCTAACAAATTCTCACCTTCGAAATGCATTTCAGTAATATTATGAGATACATTTTGTAAATTCACTACTGAACTATCTGGATGGTCTAATTCACCAAGTGCTCTTTTTTGTTTTACATATCCTTCAGCATAATTCTTTGCTTCTCTCTGTAATATTTCCATAGGATACACTCGACCATTTTGATTCTTTGCATCTGCTCTTTGTAATACACCTTTAACAACTAACTTACCATCATTTTCTTTTAATGATTCATTAACTTGTCGTTTTGATATCTCAAAAGGTATATAATCTACTAATAGTTCTCTCATTTTATTTCATCCCTTTAACCATTAAAACACTATCTCTCATAAATTTGGTTACACCATCTTTATAAGATTTCTTTATATCTTTTGCCAACTGATCATTTCCTTTTGTTGGGTCTTGTAAAAATACTTGTTCTAATGCAAACATTTGTTTTCTAAATTTTTGTTCTTGTTTCACTACCATCGATAATGCCTTTTTAGCATCTTTTACATCGGAGGGTCCTTCTGTTATAGATTCACCAGTAAATTGTTTTTTATAATGTGCATCATCTTTAGTTTTTTGCATCATAGCTTTCTTTTCAATATCTTTTGCCGAACCCTTTTCTGGTTTTGGTCCACTTCCTGGCCCACCTTCTTTTTTTAATTTATGGGCTTTCATAGTATCTTCAAGAGTAGGTAATGGTTGTCCAAATTCTCTATTTAGAATATCAAGACCTTCTGCTAAATATTTGTCATTCTGTTTCATTATTGTAATTTCCCAACTTTATTAGCTAATTTAACCAATCGTTCTGAAATTTTGTTCATTGCTTTATGAGTGTTCTTCCAATAAGATTTTGAATCTATCTTTAACTCATTTTTCAATTTAACATTCATATCGATTAACTTACTTAATTCATTTAATTTATCTCTAACTTCTCTCATCGATACACCAATCTTTTGTCTCGGTGTTAATGTGTCATCATTACGATATTTTGTATAACGAGCTTCTTTTATTTCTGTTTTCTTATCAATCTGTTTACCGAATGCAGTTTGAACTCTTGTTACACTTGTAATACCCTTTAAACCTTTTTTCAATTGTCTACCAACCATCGTCTTTGCTTGTCCAGCACCCGATGCATCAACTATAATTTTACCAACACCATCAACACTAACTGCCCATTTAGCTTCTACAACTTTGAACTCTGTTCCTTTTTCAGCAGTTTTCTTTCTTTTCTCATTCCCTTTAGATTGAAAAGCGTTTGGTGTAGAATATTCACCACCAGCTGTTGCAGTAGTGGAAACTTCTTTAATTTCTTTTTTGATTATTGTACGAAGTAATTCTGTAAACTTTTTTCTACTTATCTTTGTGGACATCATCTAACTCCCCTACCAATTCATAATATCTCATCAACGAAACAACATTAGAATCTTTTACATGAGTTCCTTTTGTTGTAGTATCCGTATGAGTAATTGCTTCGGTTAATTTAATTTTAGTAATCTTATCATCAACTTTTTGTAAATGTGATTTTAAGGTTTTTTTAATTTTTATAACTTCAGCATCCATGAATTCTCGTAAAGAGTTAGTATTTGAAAGATTATTAATATACTCTTTCAATAAATTTCTTTGATTTTCATTTAATGTGCTGTATTTTTTATTGAACTTATCAACCAATAACTGGTATGTTAACAATCTTAAATCTTTATCTTGTTTATTTAAGTTCTCTTGAACACCACCTTTAGTTTTCTTGGAGCGTTTGACTTTAGTGATATTTTCGATAATTGTTACTTTACTATCAGTTTCTTCTACTGGAGATATTTTTTCTTTTAAAGATTCACCTTCAAATACATTGTAAATTGAAGCCAAAAGTTTATATCCTGGAATTCGTGTATTAAAAAAATCTGAAGAATTATAACATTCTTTAATTGTTTTAATTAAATTATATTTTTCATTTCGTAGTTTACGATTTGATAATTTTCTACGATTTTTAATTACTGCAGAAAGCAAAATATTTGCTTGTTCATTAGTTTTATATGTTTTTTCCGTCAAAATCTTGTAAAGTTCATATTCTTTCCCAAGTTCTGAATTTTGTTTAAATGTTTCTTTTAAAATCTTAACTGCCTTACTATTTTCTGTACCATTAAGTACATCAACAGTTATTTGACGAGTCAGCAATTCAAAAAGAATACCAGTATTTTTTATTTTACTGTGCTTCTTGTTATAATTCATCAAACACTCCATTCATGATAAGTTTATACATAAATAAATATAAAAACTTCAAATAATCGTTATTTATCTTCCGTAAAATCTTTATATTCTTTATCTATTTCTTCACTTTCAATTGTTTCTTTTAATATTTCTCTTGCTTTACTCCCAAATGATTTTTTTAATCTATCAAAATGTGCTAAAGCCATAGGTATTTTTGGTCTACCAAGTGGATCCCGTCCTCTTGCACTACCATCTTTACTATATTTACTTCCCTCTTTTGGTCTACCAGCTCCCTCAAAACCACCTTCAGGTGCTCCACCTTCGTCATCAAAGATAGAACCCGCTAAAGTTTCAGGTGGTTCTGCCTCATCATCGGCTCCCAATCCAATTGCAGCCATATCACTTGGTGTTCCAACTGAATCACCACTATCTGCTGGATCATTACCCTCATTTTCAATTTGAGAATATCTAAATTTTTGTTTCTGGTCTTCTATTAATTCTTTTTCAAGTATTTCTTGTTCTCTTGGTGTAAAATTGAAAATGTGTTTATACACCCAATCACTTGACATTAAACTATTGTCTTTTACATCACGAGCTAAATTAACTTTATTACTCCACAATTCAATCTTCTCTTGTTCATAAATTGTAGATGGATTAGTTAATTTCAATTCAAAGTTTACCAATTCTTCATCTGTATATCCTTGTGCGTATAAATGAACAACTGCAATCTTTGTCAATTCACTTGTTACAATTCTTTGTATTCTTTCAATTGTACGAGCAAATCTAACATCCTCTGCTGCTAATGTTGCTTTACTTCCAAGACTTTCTTCATATCCAAGAAATGCTTTTGGTATTCTTAAAGCAGCTAACATACGATTTTTTAAATACTCAATGTCTTCTGTAGTTTCATATTGCATTCCTGGTAATGATTCAACTTGTGTTCCACTATCTCCACCACGAACTGGCATAAAGAAGTCTTCTGTAAGATTCTGTATGTTAAATTTCAAATTATAATCACCAGTAGTATCATCCATAAAAGGTGTCTTCTTCATTTTGTTGATTATTCTTTGCATATAATTGTCAACTTCGTTTGGTGGAATATTTCCAATATCAACTTTGAATACTCTCTTCTCAGGTGCTCTCATGATTCTATGAATCAACATAGCATCTTCCATCAATGTAATTTGTTTCCATACTTTACGAGCACTTTCAATCATTGATTTTCCATAAGGTAATAAATTACTATCATTGGCTAATCTAAAGTGTGCTATTTGAAAGTTCTCAAATTCAATCTTTTTATTTGTAGTTGAACGAGCAAAATAAGGATGAGCTTGTTCCATAGCTTCTAAATAAAATTTTGTATAATAAGGATTCTCTGGGTCTTCTCCCTCTGAACGAATTAGTTCATAAGCTGACATTGGAACTACATTATGAATTCCATACTTATCACTAATATCTAAGTACAAAAAGAAGTCTCCATACTTACACATATTTCTTACCCACGGCCATAGATTAAATTCTATGTTCATAATGTCATAGAATAAGTTATGTAGTATTTGTTTTATTTGATCATTATCACTTTGTATTTCTAACGACTCACCATACGCACTTTTCATTGTTGATTCATCTGCGTATGTATCAAGTGCAGATGCAATAATTGAATCTGCCTCCATTGATTCATAATCTTTAAATAACCCAAGTCGTGCAGCCTGCATTTGTGCGTGAGTGGAATATCCACTATTCGCCATATCCAACCCACTATGTAATTTAGAATACCTGTCAACCAAATGTGATTTAACTTGTGATTGAACTTGTTCTGTATCGGCTATTTTTAGTTTCCTACCACCAACATTTCTTACAATTACATTTGTACTAAATAATCGTTGTAATCGACTAAATAATGATTTATCTGCCATATTTTACCTCACTTATAAGAGCCACTTTAACGACTCTTTTTTTCTTTCGCGGCCTACTTCCCAATCCCATTCACCATTATCATTGTCTTCGGGTACATATAGACCATCTATATCTTGAAATCTATCAAGAGTTTTCTTTGTTAATTCAATTCCTTCTGTTCGTAATCTTAAAGCAGTATCACGAACCCATAAACCAATAGCAAAAGACATAACTAAATCATCATTATATCCCCTCATTGCCTCTGCTCTATTGTTTAGATAAATAAATGTAAATAATTCATCTATCAATCTATTGGAACGAACCGTTACTGACTCATCCCTAAAATATTCCTCTAACTTTGCAATAATCAAAGGTCGAGTTTTCATAGTGGTACTGAATCCAGCCACCATTTTCTTTTCTTCACTTCTATATCGATTGTTCATTTGATGAGCAATATCGACATATCTTAAATCTTTACTTGTATAAAATAAATTAGGATAATCCCTATCTATTACTTGTTGGATGGTTGCCCAACCAATATTGTTGTTTTCTATAATTAGTAAAGCATCGTTATATTCTGTTGCAATACTAACTAACATATTACCAAAATCTTTAGTAGGAACTCTACCTTTATACTCTGCCACTTGTTCTACTTTTTCAACATCCATAACATGAAATGCACTATAGTCTGCACTATCACCTCTACCAACATCTGCCGTTACCACATAACTCTTTGTATAATTTGGTGGCTCCCACACCCATAAATTATTATCAACACCTCGTTTTTCAATTGGTTCTTTCACTTGAGTTTCTCTACAATTTTCCAATATAACACCATCAATTACTGAAGTACCAGAAGTAATAAAATCACAATCACACTCTTGTGCTGCACTCTGTATTCCTAACAATGTATCTTGTTCATCTCTCCACTCTTGATTTCTATCTGGATGAACCGTCCAATGTAATTTAATAAAATTAAACATTCCACGACCTTCTTCTGCCTCAACCCAATTTTTATGAAACCAATTACCAACTCCGTTTGGTGTAGAAAGTGCAATACAACTACCACCAGTAGTTAGTGTTTGTTGTGAAGCAGTCCATATATCATCAATCTTATCAACAAAAGCAGCCTCATCTAATATCAATAATGATAGAGCTTCAGAACGAGCTGCTTCAGGTCCTGAAGAAACTGCCTTAATCTGTGAACCATTCATATATCGAAGATTTAATTTGTTATCCTCAACACATTTTTGTTTCAACCAAGATGGTAAATTTGAATGCATAACACGAACTTTCGTTACTAAGTTTTTAGCAACTTCTTGTTTTGTAGCAATAACCAACACATTCTTATCTTGATGAAATGTCATCATCCATAAAGAATATCCAGCGGTTAATGTACTGATACCAAGTTGTCGTGCCTTCAAGATAATATTAAATCTATTTTTTTGAAACTCATTTACAGTTTTCTCTTGAAAATCATATAAAGAAAATGGAATTTTACCCTGTATTGGATGTTGTATTACACAATACTTCTTCATAAAATATGCAGGATCCTGAGCACACTTTACATACTCTTGTTTAATTACTTCTTTAATTTGAGTTGCCATTATTCACCTACTAGCTGACCTGTCAACCAAACTGATGTTGATGTGGCCACTACTCCATAAGTAAACCATAACCACTTGTTCTCATGCCATTTCGGTTTGACAACTTTAATTTTTTCTTTATAAAGTTCATTAGTCTCTTTTAATAAATCAATTTGATGTAATCTCGTTGAAATTATTAAAGAATCTAAAGCAGAATTTTCTTCTAACTTTTTAACTTGAAGTTCTAAATCTGAAATTAAACTTGTTTGTAAACTATCCGATGTTTCGTATTGTTTGAGTTTGTTTGCCCACTCAATTACATCCGATTTAGGTACAGGTATAGTTTCTTCTTCAGATTGTCCATAAAGAAACCCAACTAATAGTAATATGTATATAATATATCTCATATATATAAATATATACTACTTAGAAAATTTCTTCAAATATTTTAAAGCCTCATCACTATCGTCAAATTCGACAGCTTTCTTAGCTTCAGCAATATGTTTCTTTGTAGTAGTTACCTTTCGTTTAAGGGATGCTACCTCTTTTTTGTTAACTTTCTTCTTAGATTCGAGTGCAGTAACTTTCTTTTCAAGTTCTTTAGTTTCTGTCTCTTTTACCTTTATTGCCTTGTCTAACTTTTTGACTTCTTCTTTTTTCTTTCCGCCAAAAAGAAATTCAAGAATCCAATCTATGATTCCCATTGTGTTCTCCTTTACTTGGTAAATCTATACCAACTTCGTTACAAATTTCTTCTAATGATAAATATCCAGTTCTATCATGTTCATCTAAATCCATCAATTTTTCTAATATCATTCTATACACTCTCGTTACTTTATCTGTATCTTCATTATTAACCTTCATGTGATACTCAGCAGCAACATTACCTAATTGGGAAACCATTTCCATTAATTCAATTATTACACTTTCAGGCAGTATCAAGTTCCTTTGATTCTTCATCTATGGCCTCTTCTAATTTAGTTATATATTCTCGGGCCTCATCAATTACTTTATTAAATTGATCCTCTCCCATTTCCCATTTTTCTTTTTCAAGTTCAATATCTTTAACACCTACCGAATTAAAAAATTCTGCCTTACCCTCTGTTTGTTCAAATTCATCAATACTTTGTTTTAAATCTTTTAAATATGCCTTTTTATTCTCATTAATCTTCTTCTTAGCATATTGTTCATATTCACCATTGATACGAAGCTTATTCTCCATCTCAATCTGACAATCGAAACAATGTCCATTTATTCTCCAAAACTTATTATCAAGTTTTTTCTTCATTGTTTTTTTACAAGATGGGCAAAACCAAGGCATTCTTACTGTTGCCATAATATCAGTTAATTCTGATTTTACATCTCCTTTTTCTTTTTGTTTACCCTCATATCCAACTTGAATATATTTTTTTGTATGTTCTTTACCTGAAAGTAAATCTTTTAATACTTCATTTTGTCTTTCTGATTCTTTACTATATCCCATTGTAACTCCTAACCGAACTTTAAAGTACCAAGTATTTGATTGATTGGTGCAAAACTTCCAGTAAATTTATATACCTTACCCTTGTATTTAAATACAATACCTTCACTTGGAACAATTGCATCTAATCCACCGATTGCATTTAATTTCTCAATTTGTATTTTTAACTTTTTTAATTTATCTATATTACCAGGTTTTTGTAAATCTTTCATCGCACTAATAACTTCTTTTCTCATTTTCTGTACTGATTGTTTTGGTGATGCAGCCATATATCCTTGAATATTTTTTAATATTTCTGCACCTACACCAAAGAACAATACTTCAAATGGTTTTATATTTTGTTTAAAAATCTTTTGATGATCCATTTTATCCGTACTTAATATCCAATCTAAAAATTTAGGATTATCTTTATAATCTTTTTTAATATCTCTTACCTTATATGATTTATCAAAGAATGCCCATCTATTAACCAAACTAACAAATTGGTTTGGTTTTAAACTAACTTTAAATTGTTTAGATGCATTGAATACATACTCTCTCCACCATGCTTCATGGTATTCACCTAACCTATCATTATCTTTCAATCCATACTGAGATTGTAATTTTTTCAATTGTCCTAAAAATTTATTTTTCATCTTATTAAAATTTTGATGTTTAGGTACAGTTAAGAAATTTGGTTTTCCAATTTTAAACATTGATTGTATATGTTGATTCATTTGTTTAATCATACCTGCCAACATACGAGCTGAATCTTTTGGTTGTCCAATTGGTTTTCCACTTTCATCATACTCTAATGTACCATGAAATACTATTTCTGCCACATCATAATCTACTACATTTGCAGTTTTAGGATACATAACCTCTAAATTCATCCACTTACTACCATTTCCAAAAACTTTTTCTTTTTGTTTATCACTTAAACTACCAATGGCTTTTTCTAAATTTTTCATCGCACCTACAAAAGCCTTTTCAATTTCACCTCTACCACTAAACATACTTTTTATACCACTCGTGGTAGGTGCAGTTTTACCATGATTTTTCAAATGTCCTTTATTTCGAGCTGCTCTTAACTTCCCATCAACCCAACTTACCATTAAGTTTTGTCCGTCAAGTTTCTCTGTAACTCCATCTTCTCTATCAAGAGTTCCACCTAACCCATCAATAATTATCTGTTTCAAATCTGAAAATGTAAGATTATTGTCATCAAATGGATGACTCATATGTCCATAGGCTCCGCCCATAAGTAGTAACTCCTTTGTATCTTTTGTTATATCTATTTGTTCTTGTAATTTTTTAATTTTTTCAACACCTTTAGTAATATCTTTCATATCAAAAGTAGTTGAATCTTTAACTTTGGCTGTAGGTTTACCGAAGAATTTAACTATTTCCCAACCTAATTTATTTGCCATATTTGTCATATGTGCTCTGTACTTTGGATATGGATTATCAACACTATCTTCGTTTGATGTTTTTTGATTTATCGTTTTACCAAATGTAACTGTATCAACTCTATCTGCTACATATTGAAAATCGTATGCAGGGTCTGTTGCTCTCTTATAGTTTACAATATCACCAATTACTTCCCATCCCAATATATCTGCATGTTTTGGTGATACTCTTTTATAATCATCAAATGAATTAAAGAAATCATACAATCCCTCATCATCTAATATAGCAGCACTAAAGTGATGTCCAAGTGCACTTACTTCTTTTATTATATTTTTTATGTCTGGTTTATGATAAAACTCATATAATTTTTTAAACTTATTTGTCATCATTTGGTACACACCTTTATTATAATATCCAAATAATTTCTTAAATAATTTTTCTCTTTGTGAATCGTTTAACTTAGGATGTCCTAAGATATCTCTCATTGTAGTTCCAGAAACTTCTTTACCACCAACATTCATACTAATATGTGGAGCAGTTAAAATATATCCATGTTTCCACGCTGGTTCCAGATTACCTTTATTCTTTTTAAAATCTTGATAATAAGTTTTTCCACCACTTTTCTTCTTACCACCAGCCAATCTTCCTGCATCTTTTTTACCAAAGATATAAACCACTGCAGTAGTATCTTTATCAAACTTTTTTAATGTATTGGATGCAACATATGGTACTTTTTCTTTTATAATTCTATTTGCAGGCACACCCATTTTAACCATATGACGAACTTTTTCTGTATAGTTCATGGGGTGTCTTGGTGGTTTTTTAATATCTGATGTAGTTATATACGCTACATCAACTTTGGATTGTAACCATTTAAAGGTTTTCAAATGGTGGGGCCCAAACGGCTGAAACCGTCCACCGTAAATACCTACGATTTTTTTAATTTTTGTTTTATCTTCTATCACATTGGATGTAAAATCCCCTTTCTCACTAATAGAATATACAACATTTTCCATATATAAGTCAATCGTTTTTTCAAGATTTTCCATTTTTTTACTCGTATCAGTTTTCATAAATGGGCCTCTACGAAGTGTTCTAAATTTTACTGGAACTTTTTGTCCAAAAAATTTTTTAGGTGCCAAGATTTTTAATGTAACCATATCTGTTTTATTATCAATTTTGACTAACTCAAAATCTATTTCTTTATATTTTCTACCTTTATGTTTAAGATTAAATCCTGTTATATATCTATGAACCTTTCTACCTGATACTGCTTGTTTTGCTCTTTCATTTACATTTTCTGAGAATTTTAACCTATTTTTTGCTAATGGTGATAACCATTTTATTTTAGCTCTTGATAATTTTTGTAAATTTCTTATTGTCATATTATCTAAATAATCAATTAAATTTTTATATGCACTTCCTGATGGATTTATTCCTTTAACAGATGCATACATTGTTCTTAACATTTCTATGTGTGTAGGTGAAATATCTATTTCTTTTAAAATCTCTTCAGTTCTTTGTTGTCTTAATTTTTTCTTCCACTTCTTTCTACCTTTTGCACTTGGTGAGGGTATCACTCCTGCAGGTGCTCCAAACTCTTCTTCAACATTTTTTTTAATTATTCTGAATTTTAACGCGGGTCTCCCATTGATGAGTAAATCACCCTTTTCATTCCAATCAATAGATTTAACTACAACGGGCTTGTTTTTGAATCTACCCATTTTAACAGTATCACCAATCTCAATTGGTAAGTCTATACCTTCTAATAGTGGTTTGGTTAGCCATTTTGTTAATTGGGTCATTTTTTTAACTCTTGTTTAATTATTTCTCTAATCTTTTTAACTACAAGTCTTTCAGTTAAATTATCTTTAAGTTCCATTTTATCCCTTGAAGACATTCTTAATCTTTTCTTTCCGATTTCTCTCGGTTCATCTATATGAAATGTTTTCATAATTATCTCGGTGGTTTTGATTCCCAAGGCCCCCAATGTGCACTTTTAACCATTAATTTTGCTGCCTCTAAATATTTGTATTTATAAAGTGGATATCCTTTAACTGGTATTCCACCCAATTCATAATACCTTTTTTTAGATATTTTAATTTTATTATCATTACTAAAATCTAATACCGTATTTCCCTTTTCAATCCAACAATGTCCAAATGGTTTCCCATCTCTCGCCATAATAGCAACTCCATGAACCAATCGATAAGAATTATCCTTACCAATCATCCACCTACCATTTGCTGCGTAACAATCACCTTTAGGCATTATACTGACAACGCTCTCTTAAACCAACCAAACAAAAACTTCTCTTGTTCAGGTTTCTTATTTACTAAATCGTAGTAATGTTTCATTCTGTAACATCTTACTCTATCTAATGATGGTTTATATGTATCGAGTGCACTTTTTGTACCTGGACCAAATCCACCATCAACTGCTAAATCAGCACCTTTACCATTACATGCTCGTTGTAAAATTCTTACGGCAGTTCCTCTACCTTGATTCACACACATATCAAAAAAGATATGTTTTAAATCATCAGATAAATCATCTACCTTATTCTTATCCCAATAATCTCTTTTATAGATTTCTTTAGCACCTTCTTTAGTTAAATTCTTTATATCTACATCGGGATAGAATCTACCCGCGATACCAAAATTAGTCTCTCCACCTAAATCTTTTGGGTCGTGAACATAACCGCCTTCATGATGTAAAGTTACTTCTATAATTTCATCGAATGTAGTTAACATTTTATTTTCTCCTAAGTAGTTTTTGTTTACTAACCCATAATCTTCCGATTTGGTTTTTGATGGGTTGGTTAACAAACTTTCTAACAACTTTAGTAACCAATGGAACAAATTTTGCCTCCGCTTGTTTTTCGTCTAAATGAACTGAATTGTCAATTATCACGAAATTGTTTTTAAATAATGATTGGAAAGCACCAAGATTCTTCTGTACATCTTTCCAACTCTTCTCTAATAAATCTTCTGGTAAAACTCTATCTCTCAACTTGTTTCTTTTTTGTGCCACCTCTAATGATGTGTTTACCATACACATATAGGTATCATATCCCTCTGCTTCTAACTCTTTTTTCATAGAGTGTATCTTACCAAAGTGATGTCCTGTACCATCTATAACCATTCCTAACTTACCTTGTCGATATAATTTCATTCTTTGTTTGGTAAGTGATTTTGAATACTTTCTCAATCCACTTGCATCTGGCCCATCACCTGTTAAGTTCTGAAATACTTCATCTGGCATCTTATCTAACTCTGTACCAAATCCGTATTTGTTTAATAAGTGTTTTAACTCTTTATCAGAATTAACCATTTTCATACCACTCATTGCTATATTAAATTTATCTGGAATACCAAATAGATTTTTTGCAATATAAGTTTTACCACTTCCTGGACCACCTGCAAGAAATACTGCTTTGAATATACCTTTGTCTTGTACACCCTCAATAATATTTTGTAATTTAATCATTTAAATTTCCTGTGTAGTTTTACACTTATAAATATGAATTTACCAAGTTTTAAGTCTTAATCTTCTTTTTCCCTCAAGTCCTTTTTTCCAACAAAAACCATGATTTCTCCACAATTTATTACGATAGATTGGAACGATGGTGATACCAGAATAATAGTATGCGTGAAATCTATGCCACCCATCCATTATTTGATTCTTACCATTCACATAAATTGGTAATTCAATACCTTGATTGAGTAATTTCATAAAATATTCAAACAATGCCTTGTTTGTATTCTCACCAACACACTCACAAACTGGCCCGTCTTCTTCAGTTCGTGGTTTATCCCAATATTCTAATGGTTCTGTAATTTCTATATCAATATTATTTATATTCAAATAATATGGTGTAAATGGAAATAACTCTTCAAAAAATTCTTTCTCGTTCATTTGTCATTACCTCTTGTAAGTTCAAGTATACGACTAGCATGTCCATAACCACCAGCAATTTTTGGCCTTTCAATATGAATATCTTGATTGAAATTCAATTGTTCCAATAAACATTTTTCTTTTGTATCATCTTGTACATAAATATATTTCTCTTCTAATCTGTCCATCTTTATAAAATTTAAAATACAATCTATCTGTAAATTTGTTAATGGTTTCCAAGCTTGAATTTCCCAATAACATTTATGCATACACCGATGGTCACCACATTTAACAGGACATTTGGAAGGTTCAACTGTATCTGGTGTTCTCTCGCCCTTTTTGTGGGCCTTGTACACAAGCTCCTGTGCTGCAATATAACTTGTTCTTACTAATCCTAAATCAAAACAAATATGATGCATAAATGTGTCATTATGATTTTCTCCTGTTATATTTACAGTTGATTTATAAAATTCTTTAGGAATTCTTGGTATACGGGTTGATGGAAATTTACATTTAAAATATTCATCTGATAGTTTTGGGTGAAAATATTTTTTTCTTAACATATTTTTTTCAATATCACCACATTGTTGAAATAGATTTATAAATGTTTGCTGTAACATTCTATGGTGATCACTTTCACTGGATCTATCACTTTTACCAAGTTCAAGTGTAAGATTCTTATGGTACTGAAAAATAGGATTTCCATTTGGTGTTATCCATCTTAAATACCTTATAGTGTTACCCTCATCCACATAAATTTCTTCCAGTGAATTTATTATCCTATCATTCATATCAATAATTCCTTCATAAACTTTTCTTTAGTTATATTTGGTTGTATCGTTAATCTACACCAATTTTTTCTATTATCGTGTGGTACTGAACAATACTTAACCAAAACTTTATGTTTTTCAAAAATTTTAATTGTATCTATATTATCAACTTCATTATTAAAATGTATCCAATTACAATTAGAATCTATAACATCATAATCACTTAACATTGAAATTAATTTTTTCTTTTCCTCAATAACTTGCTCAATATAATCCTTGACTATATTTGGATTATTTAATATAAATTCACAATACTTCATAGATACGCCTGTAATTTCATACATTTGTCTAAATTTTGAAATCAATTCAATATTATCTTTGTGTGAAAATACCACCCCAACACGACAGCCTGCTGCTCCAAATGCTTTTGAAAATGTTCTCGTTACGATTAAGTTTGGATAATCATCAATATACTTTATCATACTTTCATTATTCGTGAACTCTATATAAGCCTCATCAATCACAACTGGTAAATTATATTTCTTTACAAATTGATTATCAAAAATACTTAAAATTTCTTCGTGAGATTTAAGTTCACCCATTGGACTATTTGGATTTGCCAATACTACAAGACCTGTATGATTATTAATCGTATCCTTAAACTTTTCAATGTCAATTGTATAATCTTTTTCGTGTTCAACTGTTTTTACATAACATTGTTCAAGTTCAGTATAAACTTGATACATCGGAAAACTCGGTGTTGTTGATACTATATTTTGATAGTCATCTAAAAAAGCTTCAAATATACACCTCAATCCAAAATCAGAACCATTACATAAAAATAACTGATTTACATCTACTTGACAGTAACTACTCAGTTGTTTTTTAAATTTTTCTGTATTTGGATAATACATAAAATCTTCTTGAGTTATAGTCTGTAGAAATGCTTTAAAACCAGGTATTGGTGTGGTTCGTTCACTTTGATTCAATACATAATCATATTCAGATTTATCTATTGTATCGTATTTTCTTACTACATCTTTTATATACTTTTTCACTTGTAGATAAATGGGTCTTTCTTACGAAGTTCTCGTAACTTTTTTTTAAATAGTTTATCTTCTCTACGCTTTTTAAACCAATTTATTATTTTTTTAATCACTGCTATCTCCTTTAAATATTTTTTGGATTCCTTCTTTACTTATTTTTTCATTTATAAGATTTTTTTCAGATAAAACATTTATCTCCTTTTCATATTCAAGATAAGTAGATTTATTGTTATTCATACTATCCCAAAAATCATTATGACTTATATTAGGAAAATCATCTGGTTTTACCATCATTATTTTTTTCTCTATATTCTCAACGAAATAATATTCCATTACTTTAAAACTTTTTGCATTTAGTCTACTACGAAGATTCAAATCATAAAAGTTATTCATATTTAATTCATCAACTATAAATATAACATCGGTATGTATCCACCTACATCCCAATTGTTTTAAGTAATGTTCTAAATGTGTTAAATACCCAAGTTTCTCAAACAAAAAATCCTTATCTCTACAATCAATAACCATTGTTCCTACAAACGATTCTGAAAATCTTAGAGTGTTTATTTCACGAATTATGTTTGTTACATCATGCCAATTAAAACTTTTTAACTTTTGTAACCATTGATACAAATTAGTGTTTCTAATAATTTCGTAATCATTACTCCCACCAAAATTTAAAATATTGTAATAATCCAATACAAAAGCATTTACTTCCAATGAGTGATGTATTTTTTTGAATAAATCTTTGTAATAAAAAAAATGTATATTTGAATACACATCACTCGTCATTGAATTTGTAATTAAAAAATTATCATCTATGAATTTAAAAGTATCATTATACCTTGCGGTATCAGGAAACATAGTAGTGAATGTATCGAATTTTCTTCCTGATACATTATTTTGATATTTAACAAATAAGTCATTTTCATCCCATATAGTATCCAATCTACTAATCAAAACCACATCATATACAAAATCATTTTTAATTTCATGTCTTTGTTTCAATAAATTACACCGTTTCATTAAAAATGAATATCTATGATTATTAGAAAATACATTAGGTTGAACCTTTATTTGATGAATAAAAGAATCCTCGTCTAATATTTCAATATCTTTTAAATTAGGAATAGTTTTTAAAGCATCCTCATAATTTGTTTCCCAAGTAGAAATAAAAAAGTCTATGTCATAATCTGTATTTTTTATTACATAATCATAAAACTTTTTTGTAACTTCTAATGAACGAGATTCACCACTCAAACAGATAGCAACTCGTTTCTTATCCCTATAATATCGTGGTGGAAAAGTCGTTTTTTCTATTTTTATTTCTCCAACATAATCTATATTTAAGTACACTCGTATTTTTGCTAACCAATGAATAAATATATCAGTTAGAGTTTGAGTTTTAGCGTGCACATTTATGTATCGTTGTTCACATATAGCTACAAAATTTGATTTCCAAAACTTACCAACTATATCGAAATCTATACTATTACAATACCAAAATTTAAGACTAACCTTTCCATCTTTCGTTCCAAACATCTTTATATTTTTTAAATTTATTTGATTCAGATTTTTTGGATATGATAATTCTTCTTTAATGTCTGTTGATAAGAAATAGCAATATCTGTACTCTACTGGAGTTTCCAATTGAAGTTTATTTTTTATATAGATTGCCTCATCCAATCCTTTAAAAATATTTTCATTTTCTATATGTACAATGTTTAGTTCTACACCAAATGATTGTTTTATAAAATCAGCATACCGTTCTACTTCGCTTGAATTCTTAGAACCACATACTATAAGTAAATCTCGTTGTATCATAATGTCTCCCCTATAAATTCATATAGTTCTTTTGCAAACCAATCGTGTGATAAGTGTGATGGATGAGTACAACTTGTTTTCCAATTTTCACCTGATGATTGTTTTATCCAATTATATTCTTTCCAATAATTTTTTTCACAAGGAAAGTTGAAAAAATTAAAATAATCTTTATCTTCTATATAGTCATAAATTGAATTAAATAAAATTAACTTTCCACCACATTTACTTATAAATGAATCTAACATTTTATATTGTCTTTCTACTTCTCTTCCTCTTTCGTGCTCATCATAAAAATATTTTATATAATTAATAAACCATTCCAATCCATCATCAATATCAATAGTATCCGTTCCAAATAATCTTGGTATCATATATTCTGGTGAATAGCCTGTGTGTTCGTGTTTTTTAATATTATATTTATTTTCATAATTTGATACTACCCAACTCATTCCAGATGTCTGAAAAGTATTAAGATGTGTTAAAAAGAATTCTATTCGTGATATTTCAGTAACACCTAAGATAAACAAAGTTTTATTTACTTTATCTTTATTATTTTCAATCCAATCAAAAGTAGTTCTAATAGAATAATCGTTTGACTCACCACCTTTTGCTAAATTTATTTCCTCAACCTCAAGTTTATCTGAAAGTAATTTTGAAAAACGAAAATCTTTTACTCTCTCATCATCTTGACCTATACCAAGATATTCTCCAGCATTAACACCCTCTACAAAACTACATCCATTAACAAACAAATATTTTATATCATTTTTTTTCATCTTTTAATTCCGATATTTTTTTGTAAGGTGTCTTTTCCCATACTGATATCTCTCCAATTTCAATATGTTTTGGTTGGTTGATACACCACACCACTATGTCTGATATTTCCTTATAAGTAAGACTTGGTAAATCTGATTCAAGTAAACCACAATTAATATCTATGATTCTACAAGTCTTATCACTATTTAATCTTAAATTATTTGATAAGTGGTTTAGTGCTGCCTTTGAAGCTGAATACATAAACCCCTTTGATATATTTGGATATTTACTCCTACTCCCAATATTAACAATCGTCTTATCGGTATCTTTCCACTTATCAAATGCACTCATAAGTAATTTACTCTGATTGAAACTATTGTGTCTGTTATTTATAAAGACATCACTATCTTCAGAAAATCCCTCAACTACATTATCAAATCTACTTGATAATTCTTTTCCCAATCCTCTATGTTTATTTGTTATCGATACTTTCATAATACTCATTTATAATTTTAAAACTCGTTTCACCAAACAATTGTCCATTTACTGAACAATTTTTACAAGGACTAAAATCTCTATCTCCTTTTGATAATTTTTTTCTTATTTCATACATCTTATCACTAAACCAAACATCAAACAATTTTTCTTTTACCAAATTACCAACTATGATTTCTTTACCCCAATCATTTGAGCAAAATAAAACATCTCCGTTCCAATCTACAAACAATTTGTAAAATGGATAATGACAAGGTTTCCCTTTCAATGATTCAATATCACTTTCATCGAATCCTAACCAATCTATATTACCACCTCTGTTGTTAACAAATAACCCATAGTCGTCTTGGGAATAATGTGCTCTATATTTATATTTAGAATCATCAATATCTGACATAATATCTTCAAACTTTTCTCTCTGTTCTATTCCATCATATAAATTTATGTACAATAAGTCTAACCCACTTTCAAAAAATTTTCCTATTTTTTCTTTTTTCAAAAAATCTCCATTGGTATTACATTCAAACAAATTATCTTTCAAATGTTTTCTCATTACTGAAATGATGTCTACAAACTTTTTATTTATAAAATTCTCACTATAACCACTATATGATATTTTACCTTTGTAGTTATGATTTGATAAATTTTTTGCAATACTTTCAGCGTCCTCAACACTCATATTTAAATTTCTATTTGGATAGACTTCTGGATTATATCTTGGACAAAAAACACAAGTTCGATTACAAAGTTCTGTAGTGTTTAGTTCAATTGTTAATATTGAACTCAATGGATTATCACTATCAACTTTATTGAAAAATTCTTTTTCTTGATTTATTCGGTGGTTGAGAAAATCTGTTTTATTAGTTTGCATAAATAAAAGTGAATCCTATTTTTCTGATATAATTAAAAAAGGTTAATTCTTCGCTTAAAAATTTAGAACGGAGTTCTTTTTCAAATTCTCCTGGAAATGTGTGTTCCCATTTTTTTTTATTATTTAAAAATTGGTTTCCCTTATAGTATTTAGAAACAACACTAAATATAATAGAATTACTATACCAACAAGAAGTTGATACAATAGTAATATATTCCTTTTCGTTTGGACGGAATCTTCCACTATCTAATTTTTTAGAATCAAAAGTTACTATTGATCTATCATGTGGATAGATAAACTCTTTTGGGAAATCAAATTTATTAATATCATTTACATCAACAAAAAAACACAAATCATATAATAAATTATTATATAATTCATACTTATCCTTTTTATGATTTGCATATTCAAGACATTTATATGAAAATATTTTATCATTATTACAATCATCTATAACGGATACTTGTATTAAATTATTACACTTTAACCACTTAACATCTTGTTCTTTATCTGATGCAACAATAACATCACAATCTTTTAAATCAAATGGTATATATTCTATAAATGGTTTTAAATCTGTATTAGATAGCCACTTACCGCACAAAACTATTAAATTCTTCATAACTCCCCCTTAGTTTATGGATGCCAATTTTCATGTTTATTTTCAATTCTGTTAGAGCCCCAGGCATATTTTGTAATTTCTTCCCATCGAGTATTAACCCACTCACCATCATTAAGTTGTTGTTTATATGGTCTTAAACTTAATCTTGGAACAACTGGCAAACAAACTTTTATTCCATCTGCTCTCGGTATTCGTAACTCCCACAGTCCTGTGTGTCTCATGTGAAATGGATTAATAGAAGTGCCAGCCGTTATCATATTATAATTTTTACTCATATAAGCATATCGATACATTCCAGTATAAATATCCATTGTGGATGACATACCAAAAGAAAAAACATCTCCTGCAGAATATACATAAGCTAAATTTCTATCATCACATGCCCTGATCTGTTTATCTAAAAATATTTCTAGCGTATCATGATTAAAAATATTATCATTTAAAAAATACTTTTTTAATGTAAATAAAACTTCTGCCTTTATTAAAACATCTGGTCTTGTATTTATAACAGCATCATATATGAAATTATTTTCTAATTCATATTTAGATTTTAACAAATTAACATTCATTAATAAAAATGCATATTTCTTAGTATTCCAATGTATATTAACACCTACCTCTCGTATATTTCTAAAATTATTCTTGTTAAGTTCAACTTCATCATTTTCATTTATTAGTTTAAACGATTTCAATTGACCATTATCAAAATCATCTACAAAATGGTTAGGTGTAACAAGAGCAATCTCCTTTTTAACCTCTTTTGATTTTTTATCTTGGTTGAGATATTGTGTCTCGTCCCAGGTAGAAATAAAATATTCAAATGAAATATTTTTATGTACCTTCTCCCAATAACGAAAACTTGCCCTACATAAATCCCAATTTCTAAACAAACCACTAAGACAAACTGCAACCCTATATTTTTTATCCATATTCATCATACACCCAAATACTCTAACATTGGTGCTAATTCTTTGTATGAACAATTCTTACAATGTGATGTAGGTTTGTTTATATTACAACCTCTTTTAACATTTTGATAATCTTCCATTTCTCTTATTTCATCAATTGTGTTTTCAAATAAATTACCAAATGGTTCTGCACCTGTATTCATACAACACATTTTTACATGACCTTCGACTGTAATATATAAACCATTCTTTACCCAAAAACAATCTTCAAAATCCCATTTCGATTTACCTTTTATATTATCTTTCCAATTATCTTTTAAATAATCTAACTGATCTTTTGTATAACCTGATGTTGCCAAGTCATCATTCATTTTTATATCTTCATCCCAAATCTGTGCAATGTTTAATCTCAACTTTCCTAAATTATTTTCTTTTCTTAATCTATCTATCTTTTCAATATCTTCTATATTATAAGCATTTACAACATAGTTCACAACCACATCACAATCATAACGATTAATTGTTTCAAAATCTTTTAAGAACTTTATTAACTTACTCCATTTTGCTGGTGCTCTATCTCGTTCATAACTTTCATCATATCCATCAATAGAAAAGTACAACATATCAATATACTTCATACATTCATGAAATTTATCATTAATATTATACTGACAATTTGTTGCTACGATTAACTTACATTTTGGAAATATTTCTTTGAATATTCTACAAACTTCATCAAAGTTTGGATGTAAAAATGGTTCACCCATTCCCATAAGTTTTGCCTCTTCAATTGGATGATGTTTTATACCATTAAGTAACTTACCCCAATCCTCTAAACTCATATGTTTTAGTGGGCCAATTACATCCATTCGATTGCAAAAACTACAATCTAAATTACAATAGTTGGTTGTTTCTAAATATGCGTATGTTATTTTGTCCATTAAGAAATATCCCTATACGACTTGATATCAGTTTGTATTCCACGAATAAAGTTGGAGTCAATTCTGTGATTTATAGGATAAGGTCTATGATTGAAGAAATTACTATTTTTTTTGATTATATATCCGTGGTAAGAATGACCACTATGCATTGCGTCTAATGATGGTGTTCTTTTAAAAAAAGATTTCCAACCTGTTGCATATATATCAAAAGTTTCAGTTTTTCCTGCAAAAAAGAAATCTTCTGATAAAGTTAACATTCCATTTTTTGCTGATATAAGATTGCAACTTGTATTTATTTCAAAATTTAAACTTGAACTTATCTTTTTATTAAAAAACTCTTTTAAAGTATCTATATCATAAAAGACCTCGGTTCTTGTCCACATTACATAGTCATACAAAAAACCTTCATTTAATTCTGTTTGCGACTTCAGTATATTTACTCTATGAATACAATATGCTGCTCTTTCAGTATTGTTTACAAACTCTCTAATGTTCGGGTCTATAAACTCTTTTTCTTTACAAAAATCAAATTGAGATTTATCTTGAAAGTCATCCCAAGTCGAAACAAAAAAGTCAAATTCAATATTATCGTCTTTTAATTTTTTAAATATAGTATTTAAAACTTGAAAAGTTCTTGTTTGTCCATAAAAACAAATCGCTACTCTTTTTTTATCCATTGAGATATTCCTGTAAGTCTTCTGGTGTTCCTAACGAATAACATTTATCCACCATAAATACTCCAACTCTTTTTCCGTCACGAACTGCCCAATTGTAAACCGGTGCAACATAAAACTCTCCGTTGGTTCTACTATTGTCTTTAATCATTTGTTCTGCATATTTTACGAAATCACTACCTTTTTTCCAATAGTAATATCCTGCCGTTGCATACTTTGATATTTGTTTCTTTTCTGCTACCTCTTGAACATATCCATTATCGAGTGTTCTGGCATAACTCCAAGCATTTCCTTCCCCGTAAAAACAAGGAATTACTCCGTCAAATTGTTCACACATTTCAAACAATCTTTCTATATCCCAATCTACTAATTGGTCTGAGTTCATAGTCATCAATGGTGTATCGTCGTTGATTAAATGTTTTGCTGTCAATACGGTTTGTGCCGCTCCCTCAGTTACATCATCTAATATTACGACATCATAAGAATTATGTCCGATAACTTTTTCAAATTCTGTAAAATCGTATTTATCATAATCTTCCTGTAAACAAATCAATATAAACATATATTCTTTGTCAAACTCCATACCTAAGTTTTCTATCACTCTGTGTATCATTGGTTTTCCATTTACATCAATAAATGGTTTTTTGTCCGTATAACCTTGTTCTTCAAATCGTGAACCACGACCTGCCATTGGTATCAATATATTACACTTTTGTTTCATTGAAAAAATCTCCTGCGTTTATTCCTCTATCATCGATGAAGTAATCTCCATTATGTCCTTTGAAACATAATTCGTGATATTTACAACCCCACTCTTTTAATTGTTGTTCTGTGATTGGACGATAATGTTTTTCTCCCCTACCACTCTTTAATCCACGAGCAGTATAATAAACTATTGTGTGTCCATCATCATATAATCTATTAATTTTTTCTATTCTATCTTTATAAGGTTTTCTTCCTATAACCTTACCTTCTTCTTTACAAATTGTTCCATCAATATCTATAACATATTTCATCCTTGTACCACTCCTATTTTTTCTTCATTCAAAAACAATGTATATTGTTTTTTATCTAAATCTATATCCATTTTTAAATTACTACTATTTTTAAAATTTTTTTCTCTACCAACAACAGTAAATTGTCTTTTACCTTTTGGTATTTGAGTTAGTATAGGATAATCATTCCCACTCATAGCACACATAAACATCCTATGTGTACCAGCAACTAAAATTTTAGTAATAAAAAAATTTGTATTGGGAAATAATAACCCATTCTGTAAAACACTTTTAAATCCTAATATTGGAAAGTCGTGATTCCAATTTGGATACCTTTTATCAAACTCATCTATTTTTGTTTCTATTTCTTTTAAATCATTCCAATCGTTTATTTGACTGATAAACTTTCTTGGAATTTCCATACTCCATCTATTTCCCTCATCATCCCTATTTGATGTAGTTTCCATATATTTTAATAGAAACTCATTCGGTATGGTTATATATAAATATTTAGACTCTATGTTATTCTTTAAAATTTCTAAATAATGATGTTCATACAAACATAAATGCTCAAAAGGTGATTTTAAAGCACAATCTCTATATTGATAATTACAAGTTCCACCTATTTTATAATCACCATACTTTTCTCTAAATAAAGGTTGTCCATCAGGATAAATACATACTTGATTCTCAGAATTATCTATATTGAATTTATTGTATAAGTCTTTCATTGCAGGTATATCTTTATACTCATCACTATAATAAATCAAAGAACCACTATTATATTCTTTGAATTCTTTGAAAGTAGCTTCGGCCCGATAAAGTAATTCATATAAAGAAATCTTATCAAAAATCTTTAAATCAGAAAAATGTGGTTTCCAATATTTAATTCCTTTCAAATTCATAACATACTCTCTTATATACATTTACCCAATGATGTTCAAACTTACCATTCCAAGTTTTGTGCCAAGGGCCACCATTAGTAAAATGAATAACTTTTGGATTTTCCATATGCTCATAATCTCCCTCTAAGTAATTGTAAGTCAACGGAATACTACCAACCTCATCCGTCCAAGACATCCTATGCAAATACTTCGGACTTTCAGTATTGACTACCTCTACTGATAATTTTTGTGTATCTGGATGTTCACAATTAAACATCATTAAACTTGACCAGTTCTTTCTCGGATACGATGTTTGAACAACTCCATCCATTTTAGTATCAGATTTTGGAATATAGTCGTGTTGAACACAAGATACTGCATACTTTTCATTATAAAACCCTAAAACTTCTTCTACATCACATCTCCATAAAAAATCAGAATCACAGAATATTGCAATTCCTTTATAATCATTTAAATATGGAACTAAAAATCTACTATAAGTAAACTCTGTTGATGCCAACGGATCAATATCCCTATAATATATTCCCTTATCTATCAGTTCATCTAACTTTATTGGTTGAATTTCAACATTCTTATTATATTTCAATATAGAAGATTTGCACACCTCATAACAAGGATTTTTTACCTTGTCGTATTTCGGGGGATAATCTTGCCTACTATCATATCCTATATATATTTTAATATTTTTCATCTTTTCACCTTCATTATAAATTCAAATAATTTTTTTGATATTAACTTATGTCCATTTATATTAGGATGCTGTGCTCTACGAAATTCTTTATTATGTATAGGTTTTTCATATACATCTCCACCATCATCATCAAGTATATCTAAAGCAGTCTTATCCCTATAGTAAAAGTTTGTATCAACTAAGTTTGTATCAAAAACCAGTTTATCAAATGCATCACACATAATATATTTTTGATTTTTCCACTTAAAATACTTTTGTAAAAAAACAATATAATTCGTACTCAAAATTTTATAATAAGATTCATCATATAAATTTTTCATATAGTATTTAAAATAACTATCATTAAAAAAATTAAACAAATCTGATTCAACAAATTTTTTTACACCAGTAAAACTGGTACCAAGTGTAGATTTCTTATGTTTCTTTTCAAAATATCTTTTAGAAAATGACTCCATTGATTCAGGAGAACTGAATTCTTTCAATGACCACCCTAACCCAATTGGGCCCGATGTTGACCACATATTAGGAAAAAATGGTAAATGATCTCTTATCGGTGAACTCCACATTATAATAATTAAATCATCTTCTTTTATTCTCTCTATACTATATTGTTCAAATATATTTGAAAATATTCTATAATTAGTAGAACCAACTTCTCCATTGTTTACATAATCAATTTCCATTAAGTCTGATAAATATTTTGGCCAAGAATGAGACCTTTGATATTTTTCCTTCTCTTCAAAAATATCTAAAGTCTCGGTATAATCATAATCAGTTCCTTCTCCTGCCGTAAAGCTATCACCAAATGCTACAATTCTCATAACCCCACCTTTTTACAAAAGTTATTAAAATCTAATAAATCATAATTATCCCAACTATACTCTTCATAAGTATCTCTTACACTTTCAATATCAAACTCTTTCCAATCATCAACCAATACCATTGGAAACAATTTAGAGAAATACTCTGTCATAACATTCCTATCAACTATCGGTATCACCTTTAAATATAAACTTTCCCATGTTCTAAATGAGTCGATACCATTTCCCTCAGGACAAACTTGAAACTGATATTTAGATAAATTCTTTATATAAGTTTTATAACTTACCTTATCAATCCATTCTATTCCTTGTGATGAAATACTTTCATAACAATCTGGTCTTTTGACATCACGACAACCACCTTCTAATTCAAAATAAAAATAAATAAATTCACTTCTTTCTCTAACTGATAATAATTTGTTATTTATCCATACTGATAAATCTCCCCATTCCCAACAGATATTTGCTATTCCAATTGGCAGTGGTATTACTCTCTCATCATATGTGGTAACATTTTGTGCACATATTTTTTTACAATTTGGTATATCAAAATATTTTAATTCATTGTCTCCAAATGGTGAATCATTATTATGTAAAATTAAAGTAAATGGATTTTTAAATTCTGATAATATTTCAAACATATTTATATCTGTTAGTTCTGGTATTAAATCATTTACTAAGTCATTATTGATGTGAATATATTCTTTATTATTAAAACCTGTAAAATCAAAATCCCTCACATCAATATGTTTATATGAAGGATAAAGTTCAAATGGCATAAATTCTTTTATACTCAAATGATGACTACATAAATTTTGAAATTTTTCACCTGTAATTATATTCATTTTTGATACCACTCAAAATGTAATTTTGATAATTTCCTAAAATCCTTTGGTTTCAGTAAATCTAAACTTGGATCAAATCCCATTCTTAATATAACCTCAATAAAAGCATACCTGTGTGGTTGGATAGTATTTGGTGTTATCCCATATTCCATAAAGAATCCGCCCATCATTGTTCCTGGACCAAGAGACTGTATATTTAAATAACCCTCTGGATTATCTAAATTACCATTTATATGAACTCCCTTTTCTCTATATTGATATAAATCAACTATCATATCCATTGTATATGAGTTTGCATAAAAACAACAATCATTAATATTTATCAAACCACATTCACCAAGCTGTTCACCAGCGTGTGTGGTATACAAAAATCCATCACACATATAATCTTCTGTAAAATGTGATCTTGGATTAAAAACAATATCTGGTCTTGATTTAATAACTACATCATATTCAAAATTATTCTCAAGTTCATATTGTCTTTTTAACATTATTGATTGCGAAAGACTATAAAACAAAGACATCCAATGGTCATTTTCATAAAAGAAGTTTTGTACTTTATTATCAAAAATATATTTCTTTGGTTGATACCACTCAACTATTTGATCAAATTCTTTTTGTTCTACTTTTCTCCATATATATGGTTGTGAAACTCCTTCTCTATCACCACTATAATTCCAAGTATGTATAAAATAATCTACCTCACCTCTATCACCTATTGATTCCCAAAATTGCTTTTGATTTTCTTTAGCCCTAAACCACTCTCTTAATTGTCCACTAATACAAACTGCTATTCTCATATTTGCCTCAACTTTATTCTATGAAATCTCGTAGACTCATATAAACTTTTTTGTCTTTTTAATCTTACTCTATTTGAAATAATCCACAATACAAATGAACCACAATATAAAATTCCATCATCACAATAACAATGGTGTGTTGGATATGGTTTTGGCACTTCAATTAAAGTAATGTTAAAATATGGTGTGTGTTTAAATGAATTGGTATATAATACATTATCATCTAATGGTTTTGTAATGATTTTTGAAACCTTTGAAGAATAAGTGTCATCATTTAAAATAACATTACCAGAAAATACCTCATCATTATCAAGTTCATATTTTTTTATATCAAAACAAATTTGTTGAAATGATAGTTCAGTAGTTACTTTATGTACTTTAAATTTTTTAGGAAGAGTCTTAACAAACTCATCGTCAACTTTTTTTCCTAATATCAAATTGTATTTTCCATTAAAATATTTTTCGTTCATTAAAATATCCTATCGTATAAATTTGTTTTTAAATCATAGTTTTCTATTAAATCAACATTATGTTTAAGTGTATCTTCCATTTCCTTATACATACTCAACATTTCACTTGTTGACAATTTAGATAATTCTAATACTACTTTCATAACTTTATATAATCTTTTCAAATGGTTCGGTTCGGTATCATAACTTTCATCCCACCATTTATCAAAAGTTTTAAATCCATAATCTCTCATTACCTTTAGAGATTTGTATGGCCCGAATTGAATTATTGGGTGTCCACAATAGATTGGATTAAAAGTAGAACTGTGTAAGTGATAACCATTTATATCAAATGGAAACGCACACATCACAATACTAATAAAGGAATTTCTATAATGTATTGGATTGAAAGGTAAATCTGCATTAAACTTACCCTTTCCAAATCCCGCAGGGCCGTGATTAGTTTCATCCGTCTTATCGATATCAAAAGGAACTTTATTCCTAAGTTCTTCAATATTTTTATTTGTAGTATATTCATCAAATCCTGATGGATAGCTTTCTTTTGGAAAAAAAGGAAAACTTATTAGTGATTTATCTAATAACTTATGATAATTCATAAATAACATAAATAAATTTCTCTCAACTCTATTTGTTCTATTAACTTTTAAAAAATGTTTTATATTATTTTTTGATTTATAGTTTATTTCATTTTTTATATTAACTCTACTGGGTAAGTGTCCTTCGTGTATTAATCTCTTTACATCAAAAACATTCCACATAATTGAAATTACATTTACTTTATCTTTTCTGTCATAGTTACTATGTGTTTTTTCTGCAACCAAATCGTTAGTTATAAAATATATATTTTTTGTTGGTAATTTTAAATCGTCTATACTTTTATAAAATGGATTTAAAAAATGTCCATCATCTATTCTTCTTCCCTCTAATGTGTTGTCAAATATTAATTTACAATTACCTTTCCTAACTTCATCTAATATTTTTTTAGGTATTAAGTTAATATGTCTTGGCCACAATCTTTGATTATGATGAACATGCACAAAATAAAAAAATTTACTTTTAAAATCAAAGTTATCCACTTCAACTACATCTAAATCTAAAATGTTTGGTAAACTTGAATTACTAAACAGAGGCCTACAGATAGAAAACCCACGATTATCTACTTCATTTATTTCTGGTACATTTTTGTAAAGTTTGATAATATCTTTACTTGGATTTACCATATCTACTTGATTAAATTCATCTATTAGTGCTATCATTTTATATAGTTCCATTCATTTATAAAAGTTTTAATCTTTTCATAAGTTACATCATTTGAATCTTCAATATCTAAAACATAGGCGCCTGTTTGTCTTGCACCCGCTCTACCCAATTCAGAATCCTCTAATATAATTGTTTCTTTTGTATTCACACCAGCTTTTATAATACATCTTAAATATATTTCTGAATATGGTTTTGGGTTCACTACATCTTGATTAGAATATACAAAATCTAAATGTTCTAAAAATCCTCTACGAATTAATTGTAATTTTGCACTATCACGAATTGAATTAGTAGCACAAGCAAGTATGTATCCTTCATCTTTTAATTGTTTTAAAACTTTTATCAATCTTTCATCTTTCTCTAATTCATCAATCATTTGAATAGTTATATTTTGTTTATCTTCCCAAATTGTATCATGTAATTCATAAGGTAATCCTTTATTTTTTGTTAAAAGATTTAACTTTGTAATTGAAGTGTTGCCATCATATGTAGATAGATGTTCTTCTCTATTGATAACATATTTCTTATCAACATTAGAAAGTGCTTTATTAAGTGCCTCATAGTGTATTTCTTTTGCATCAACTAATACACCATCTAAATCAAATATAATTAATTTAATCATAATATATCCTTTATATTTTTAAAAACTACCTTTGACCAGAATTGATGTCCTTTTCTATTTGGGTGGTGGCCGTCTATTTCAAAATATTCTTTTTCAATTTGGTTATTCCACCCAAACTTTACATCATCACTTATTGTTCGTAAGTAATTTCTAAAAGATTCTTTTATAAAAATTTTATCATAGATTTTTGAAAATTGCTTTATAGTGGATTTGTGTATTGTGTGCTGTGATGTTAAGTCATCCATTAAATCATTTTCGTTAAATATTCCTTTTCCAATACCATTTACTGCTTTTAGAAATGGTGATTCTTCTCCAGGTATCTCCTCGTAGAATGCATTAAAAAATTTGTGTTTTATATTATTTCCTTTTAAAAAATAATGTAAGAATAAAATTTGTTCAATATATCTTCTAATGTATTCTTCTGGATTCCAAAATACCTTAATATAAGTTTCATAAAAATTTAACAATTTAGGATCATAATCAAACTTTTGATCTAATTGATTAGGATACATCGTTTCCCACCAATTCTTATGTTTATCTAATGACCTATAATAAAAATCTTTTCTTTCTGGTGATGAAAATCCAATTATAACAAATAAATCCTTTGATTTATTTTTTTCTGTTAAATAACTAATATTATCTATAACTCTCCTAACTATGCCATCATTTGAACTACCTGCCCTTGAATTATTAATAACTTTTATATTTGTTAGTTTTTCTAAATCATATGGCCATACTTTTGGTAATCTATAATCAGTATTAAGATTATGATTTACATCTGTAATGTGTGTTAATTTAGGATCAATCATATCCCCTGCAGTCCAACTATCACCATCACAATATATCAGTTTAGTCTTCATCTTCTACAAGGCCCCATTCTATTGCAAGTTCTTTTACTATCTTATCAAAATAATCCACATAGTCAGAATGTATATAAGGTATTTTTTTATCACTATCTGATAATACCTCTTGTACAATTTCGTGTTCGTGGTGTGGAAAGAGTTTTTCTAAATTATATGCACTACCCTCAAATTCCTCATAGTGAATTCTAAAAAGAGCATATTTTCGTTGAATTGCGTCTAATATAAAAATCTCTTGCTGAAATAATCTTAACATATTATGTAAAAATCTTTTTAATTTTACTCTGGAAACTTTTTCATCACGAACTGCAGTTCTATCAACAAATCCATTTTCCCAACCAAGAGTAATATCAGTTGCAGGTATTGGTTTTTTAAGTAACTTTTTATGAATCTCAATCATATAATTCGTTACTTCTAATTCACTATTAAAAAGTTCAGAATTATCATAATTCATACCACGATGAATAGTTCCAGCTTTTTCTTTAATCAATCTTTCCCATAATGGCAATGATGTGATACATTGTATTTTATTTTTCCTCGTTAAAACAATTACTTCAAACTCGTTACATAATAATCTCATTTGAGTATCTTCATAAGCTGATTTAGTACACTCTAACCAATTAATAACAATTGGATTATTTATTAACATTAGTTTATAATCCTTTCCTTTATTCCAATCATCGTCTACTATACTTTGCCATTGTGATAGTAATGTTTTATTACTTTCCAAATCAAAGTCTACTTCACCAATAACATTCAAACTATAATCTTTTTTTAATATACTTTCACATTCAGGTGAATTTTCTTCTGATTCAATTACACCTCTTATCGCGTTAAATAATTGTGTTCCCCCTGAACGATAGTGTGATAATATTATTGTTCCTTTTTTTGCTGGATTTACAACATTATGCAGATGCATTTTTATAATCTCCTATATAATCCGAACATATCCCTGCAATTTTATCAGAAACCTTTTCCTTTGGTAAAACTGCTATAGACTTACTTGTTAATTGTTTACCTGAATAAGTCCATAAATATCCCCTTGATGTTAATGTTACATCATCTTCTTGATGCCAAAAACAATGAATATGATAATTCATATTCATAACATACAACGCATCAATATTTTTTGCATGACACCATAAATTTGGATGTTCTAAGAATCCCTCTGAAACTTTATATTGTGGTTTATCATGTCCTAACCAAAATTGATTATCAATATACCACACATCAATCTCTACATCATATCCAGAGTTTAATGCTTCTTCGATATACTCAGGAGAATTTTCTCTATCTGACTTACCATTTAAATTTCCTCTATGTGATATTAGTATCAATATACTCCCCACTCTCTTTTATAAATTATTGGATGATTTCCATTACCACTAAAATCAAATGCCTTATATGGTGTAGTGGTTTTAAAATTAGTAAATGCTAATGGTCTCATCTTTTCAAAATTATATACTTGTCTTTTATGTGCATTTGATCTAAAATATTTTGGAATACCTTTAAACTCGTGATACTCTTTATAAAACTTATCTCTATCCTTTTCACTCAAAACGGAATTAAAAACTCCAAGACATCTAATATGACCATAATAAAATTGTGGTTCTGGACAAGATTCAAATGCATTTGCACAACCAACCCAAACATGAGAACCTGAATAATCAATTATCTCTCCATCGAGTTTTGAAACTTGAGTATCCCAAACTTGTCCTTCTTCTCTCATAGAAAAAATCATCATTGATTTTTCTCTATTATAAGATATAATTATATCTATCCAACCATCTCCAAATACTCTCTTTTCCAATAATGCAATTTTTACTCCACCCTTTGGTGTATCATACCATATCTCACCTTTAATAAATTTTAACCACCCATCTCCTGTTTCTGTTGGCCAAAGTACATTAAATAGTCCAGAATGTCTTCCATTTCTAACTAAAATTCCACCTCGATATCCTTTATCATCAATATTTAAAGTTAACTTATCAGGATTCCACTCTGGCTTTACACTCGTACAGAATGTCCAATCCCCTGTATTAATAGATTCAACAACCTTACCACTAATATTATGTTTATTAGTATAACTAATAACCCAACCATGTGTACCATCAAGTGTAATCATAATTTCATCTCCAAACTTCTATGATAAAAATCAGCTAACTCAGGAAATGTTTTACAAAAATCTGTTCCTCTTCGTTTGTCATGTTCTTTAAAAAACTTACCAAAATTAAATCTATGTTCTTTAACTTGTTGTTCTTTACCTTCCCAGTTTGCAATTCTCCAATCATATATTCTTTTAATTTTTTGTATCTCAATATCTGAATACCCAACATAATTATGATCAAACAATGGTACTCCATAATAATCAACCAACTGAGCATGTTTCAATATGTAAGAATTCCACTCATCAGGTAATACTTGAACGGTTTGGTGTGTTGGATATCGTAAATAACTTGAATCCAAAAATACTGCAGATTTCCAATATCTATCTGCTGAACCAAACTTTGTTTTTAAATCATACATACCTTTAATTAATTTATGATAATTTGGAACTGAAAGTGCATTGTAAGTTGCCATATTAGTTACATTTACTTTAGAAGAACTTTCCAAAATTCTATTTACATTATCCCAGAAATAATTAAAATCTAATCCATGTCTAATATATTCTGCTTGTTCTCCCCAAGACTCAACTGAAGTAAACACAATAAATTCTCTAACTCTTTCTTCATCTTCTATTCTTTTAATCTTATCAATAAATTTATCAATCAATACTTTCGGACCTCCCAAATTAGTATTTACAGCAAATTGTAAATTTTTATTTGGATTAGGATGGTCTATAATGTAATCCAATACTTTAAAAGTATCGTTTGCTAATAATGGTTCTCCGCCTGTTATTCTAAATGTGTGTAAATCTTGATACAAATCAGGCCACCATTTCCAAAATGCCTCTTTATAAGGATTTGTCTCACGATGTGGAATGGGCATTTTATCTTCAATTTTATTATACTTAAAATCATTAAAGTGATCAGTTGTTGGATAACCACCATGTTGTTCTATCTCTTGAAACCACTCTGAAGAATAAGCAGGTGCACAATAACTACATTTAAAATTACAAGCGTTTGAAAATGCAACCTCTACATATCTTGGATTAAAATCTTCTCTCCAATCTAATTTTTTTATCTCATCATAATGTGGTAATGACCAACTCTCTTGTGATTTAAAAACTCTATCAGAAAATCTATCTGAATTATCTTCTACATTCCAACAATAATCACACTCTTTAGGTCTTCCACCCTGTAGCATTTCTTTTCGTCTTTTCTTTTTAAATATAGTATTGTGTAGAGCACTCGGATTTCTCTTTAATTCCTCTAAAGGAATTTTATGTGTTTTTGGATGGTGGCAACTATGAGTGTGCCCTGTTTGTAATTGTATTGTAACTTGAGTCCACTTTGCTAAACACATCCCACATCCAATATCATCAAGTTTCTTTTTTGTTTTTACAAAATGTTGATTTTCTATTGAAAGTTCATTTTTTTCTTTGACTGCTTCTGACACTAAAACCTCACATTAATTAACTTATGTCTATTATAAATATCATCTTTAGATACTATTTTGTATTTCATTTCACTTAACCCATTTTCTTCTATATTAACTTTTTCTTTTTGCATTTCTTTCTTATAAAATATTTCATTTACAGAAGTTTGTTCAGGGTCTCCTGCAAAACTCTGATTAACTATTCCCTCATCATCATGATACATACATTCCATTGTTCCATATCTTCTATCGGGTGTAATTGTTTTTGCTATCTGTACATTATCTTTGGTAATTCTTCCGTTACCAAGTATTAATTCACCATGATTTTCATTACCACTTAAATCTAATAATGTATCTCTTCTCCAAGACTTACTCATATCATAATGTAATACTAATTCTTTTCTATCATTCCACATCTTTATAGAATACATCTTACCTTTAAATGGACGATTTCTATCTCTCATTGGATCATATTTATTTGGTGGATTCTTACCAATATAAAATGGTGTTGTTCCATACCGTTTCAATTTTCCCTCAAATGGTAATACCGATTTTTGGGGGCCAAATTTCTCATCATACAACTCATCATTAATAGTAATTGTTCTCTCTTGTGTTCGTGTATCAACTTTGAAATTAACTTTACTCCATTGATTTGGATATCTCATCATCCAACCATAATTTAATTCATTTTTAACTCCCCATAAACAATAAGAAAATGCTTTAGAGTTATTATACGATATATCGAAATCCCAACCTTTTCTGGATACTATTGGATATTTTAAATGTCCTACTTCATTACCAATTAAAAATTCTTTATCTTCACTTTCTATTTCTGAATGTACAATTGCTTCTATCTCACAAGATTTATTTGGTATGTTCATTATACTATTTGAAATTGGAACTTTAATATGGGTTTCCTCACCATCAAATTGTAAAACTTTTGTATTTCCTGGTGATTCAATATATTCTGATTTAAAATATCCTTTTCTTATACATCTCCAAAACAAATCATCATCTTCAAATCCCCAACCCCAATAATCTGCTGAATATCCGTTAACTTTTTCAAATTGTTCTATAGTGAATAAAACTACTCCACCAAAATAATGTATATCTCTTAATGTATTATCCCATTGTGATAACCAAGTTGCAATATGTTTAGGTGTATCACCAGGATGAGAATAATCACAATCATCTTGTGGTAACATATCTACATCGTGAAATGCCACATAATCACATCCATCTTCTTTAGCAGCAAGAAATGCAACATTCTTCGTACCACTTCGGTTAAACTTCTTTTCATCAACTTGGTGTCCTATGTACACTCTGAAGTCTATATTCCTATCGCCAAGGAACTTTTCTAAATGTGGTACTAATGTATCTAAGTGTTTCTTTCTTACACCATCTCCATTATCTCTATATGGAATACAAACTCCTAACTTCATAATTCATCAAACCCCTTTAAATTTTCTCTGTATGTATTATAAAATCTTATATTATGCATCGACCAAGGTTGAAAGAATTGATAAAAATGTTGTGCTATTACACCATCTTCTTTATACTCATTTTCATCATAGTATGGTTTTATCAACTCTTCATATTCCCATTCTAATTCATTTGCTCTTTCATAAACATTCAACCACTTATCACCAAGTTCTTTCCATTTTTCTATAAACTTTACATTTATTATTGCCTGTTCTTCTAATAAATCATGTATTACTAAATCTAAATCAATATAATATTCATTATGTAACTCTATTAACTCCTCAAATATTACTTCACTTACCATATCACTATGAAATAACATAAAACAAGTTTGAAAGGATGGCACCGACATCCAATTCTCTCTCATCCAATCATATTTTTTCAATTGTTTTTTATTAAATTTTTCTAATTGTGGTTCTCTATATTCAAACTGATAACAAAGTGGTGTATAATTTGAATCGTTTGCATACATTACATCTTTTTTTCTATTATTTAAATCTAAATCAATTTCATTAAAAAATATAACATCTAAATCACAATAAAAAATCCAATCCCATTTTTTAAAATATTCTGTCCACATATAATATTTGTAATAATGTGGTCTTGGATTTCCAGGCAATGTTTCACCATAAAAAAACTTAACACCTTTATCAGTAAATTCTTTCTCATCAAACTCACCTTTATCTGATTCAGGCATTATCAATACAAAATCACCATCCCACTTTCCTACGGTGATTGCACCAAACAACAAACTTTTATAATGTTGTAAATAATTTTTATCAGCTAATGCTACGAAAACATTTTTCATTTAAAACTCTTTACTAAATAACCAACCATTAAATCCTCAACAGGAAAACTTTCACTCATTCTTTTTGCAAAATTTTCCTGTTCACCTATAAATATACTTAACTCCTTAGAAACCATGTAAAATTTTCCCTCAAAGAAATGAAAGTATGTATCAATAAAATCTAAATTATATTCATATCCCTCACCATAGTGATTATCAAAATATATCTTAAATTCATCTGGTGATACTCTGATATAATTCAATCCCCAATAATGTTTATTATCATCCTCATCAACCACACTCCAACTCTTATCACCCCATCTATCACAAGTATATCGATAACCATCTCTTTCTTTTCCTAATCTTGATTTATAGAAATCCCAAGTATCATTAAAAATAGTATCATCACATTTTATTAAATAATCATACTCTTTATTCTCACTACACCACTTCATCATTTCTTGAGTTTTAGATGGTAGTTTATTATACTCTGTATGATAATCTGCACCCCATTCTATAACCTCTATATTTGGATTATCAGATATCTCTTTATAGAACTCTTGTTTCTTAAAATAATCTAAGTGTTCTTTATATTGTGAATCAGTATATATTACGAAAAGATATTTCATCTTCCTCACTCCATATACTTGTGTATAAATGTAACCCATATGCATCACCATCATATGTAAAAATATCTTTATAGGATTGCCATACTACTGGACAAAAATATTCTTTAGGTAACACATACTCTTGATATTCATATTGTTCAACCAATGGTGTTAACAAGTTTGGCCCTAAATCTCCATGTGTAGATTCTTCACCAATTCTTCTTATACGATTAGCCCAATCTTTAAAAATTTGTTTTCTACTATGTTCACTATAAATAATACAACTTGCAACATGATAATCCCAACCAGTATCGAATTGTTCTGAAAATACAAATCGTTTATTAAAATCATATGGTTTCAAACATAACATATCCAAATCAACATACAAACCACCTCGTTGATATAAAAGTTCTGCTCTAAACAAATTAGAGAATGCTATAGGTGTTCCCTTTGAATGACCATGTTTATAAGTAAAATATTCATCGGTAGAAATTATTTCATCACAATTACTCTCATTCCATAACTTAAATTCATAACCATTCTTTTCCCATGAATCAATACACCTTTGTTGTACTTCACCTATTTCACCAAACCAAAAACCATTTACAATCATATAATCCCCAAATGTTTTAATACCGATGTTTGTTGTTTATATGCCCATTCATGAAATGATATTGGTTTTTCTTTCCATTTCATTTTATCTAAATCATAGTAATTGTGTTTCATCTTATTTGCAAGTGGAAAAGAAGCACCATAGATATAAGAAAATTCTAAAACTTTATTATCCATAATATCAAATTTAATATTTGGTGCATTTAATTTTTTTTGAATAGTAATTAATTTCTGAATAAATTCATCTGAAAAATCTGTAGGTTCTATATCTTTTACTAAAGGTTTTTCTCCTCTTCCCACCCAATGTTCTTTATTGATATTTTTTATATGTGGGAATGAATTTGGTTCTTCAAAATATGTATTAGTTTTTTGTTTGAAACCATACAATTGATTATCAGATATAAAGATTTGATATTCATATTCTACCTCTATGTAATCTTGTACTAAACATGGAAAGAAGTCTTCCCAATTATAACATTCTGAAATAAATTTTTGTATATCTTTTAAATGTTCTGGTTTCCACATAAAAAAAGAACTTTCAGTACCAGCACCATATGTTGATTTTACTACTTTATTTAATGGAAAGGTCTGTATTAACCCTTTTATATTATTACAAACCACACTCGGTGCATGTATATCGAATTTTTTTAATAACTCATATTGTCTTACTTTATTATCATAGTAATAATATGATTTTTTATTTGGCCACATTTTTTCACCATAATGATTATATAATTTATCAAAACATTTAGAGTGAAGTTTTTTATCAGGTAAAGCATGTGCGAATCTACCTATATAGAATTCACCATCATAATTTTCATAATCTATTAATTTATAACTTATATTTTTTGATTTAAATAAATCTTCAAACTTTTCACAATAGAATTTATTTAATGTATTTTGTTGTTTATTTAAACCATCTGGTATATGATAAATTGAATTATCTTTATGTAATGCAACCATTAACCCTCGACTAAAATATTATTCACAAAATGATATCCTGCTAATGTGTGTGGATGAACTACATCTACATCTGATTCAAGTGATTTAATTTCTTCTATCTTAACAATAGGTTTTCTTGTAAATCCATTATCATTTACAATAAGTTCATCACCTACTTGTAGGGCTCCTAAATTATCTTCTAATATTGCACCATCTCGATAAAATGGAATTAAGTGAGTAGATGTATATAATATATGATTATCATCCGTTGATATTTTTAAAATTATTCCACCAGTATTATTCCCTGTCATTATAGAAGTAACTTGTGTATATATTATTTCTTCTGTATCTATCAATGCAGATTTTATGATATCTCCCACTTTAACTATTGAAATATCAATTTCTCCACTTTGTTCTTGTACTTTCATCTCAATTAATTCTTCAGTTCCACCAATAACAGCAGAACTATTATGTGTTACTATATCATCCGCAATAATTGTTTCGTAATCTTGGTTTACTAAATTGTAAGTTTCGTGTTCTCCTTCGATATGAATTATATTCACAACCTCTATCCAAGTAGAATCAATATCATTTACATAATCACCAACTTCAAGTTTTCCACTACCACCAGCATGATTTGGATTATGTCCATCTATTGTAACCCAATCTTTATTTCTTTCAATAAAAGGATGGTTACCTGTTGGATACAAAATTTTTCCATTTTCTAAATGTAATTCATAAACATCATCATGTAATACTTTTTTGATTTCATTTACTTTACCATTTCTGATTTCATCATACTCTTCATCCCAAACTAAAACCGAATCGTTTAGGTTTATTTCAGAAATTGGTTTCAATGTACCATCTGACATATTTATTAATTGTTTTGGCAAAAAACAATCTGGGTTTACCATTTTAAATTTTGTATCAGTTTTCCAAATTAATTTTTTCATAGTTTTCTCCTATATTTATAAATATCATAAATCCAAGTTTACAGATAAAAATATATAATTATTATCTTCCGTTTTTGATATTGTTTTATACTTTAATGTAGTTAATCCATCAGAAATTAGATTGGATTTATTATTTAGAATTTGATCATAATATCTGATTTGATTTAATCTTGTTGATTCGTATTTCCATCCACCTTGACCATAACCTTCTTCATTGTGTTCCATCATTTCAAATGTAGAATCTCTTCTTGCAGGTAATGATATTTTCTGTTGTTCTAATTCATTATGAAGTCTTGGTATACAATTATATATAGTACCATAAATTCTTGGATGAACTAAATCCATAACACTTCCTTTAGAATAATCATATGAATTATTAAATTTAGAATGTTTAAAATCGTAATATATTTTTAAATTATTAGAACTACTATATTGATTATCATCATTTAAAAAACTCATACCAGAATTTTGATACAATCCTTGAATTTCATTTCTCTGTAATGTTTTATCCCAATAGGCAAAATCACTTACATATCCACGAAAACTTTTTCTATCATCTTCTCTTTCAACTGATGCTATACCAATATAGAAATTTTCTTGACCAGAATTAAATATTTTTCTTGTTATTATTTTATTTCCAACCAACTTACCATCTTGATACATTTTTAACCTACGATTTGATTTATCATAAGTTACGGTAATTTTTGTTAATCTTGGATAACTATAATCGGAAGTGATTTGATGACACTCTTTACCAATATCCCAACACTCAAATTTATAACGATTAAATGAATTATAACATATCGTTGTATCCCAACCTGGAATACTAAATACGCAATATTCATCAAACGACTTATCATAATCAGGAATTATTTCATCTGGTTTAAAAGTACAATGAATAGTAAAATCTTCATGAATATTAATTGTATTTTTACATTCTATATAACTTTCATCTCCATGTATATATAAACCTGAAGTATTTTCTTTTGGTATTTCATAAATATCAAAATCAGTAAATACATTTTGTTCAGTTAACCGTAAAAGTAAATCATCATCTTCAAATCCCCAGCCCCAATATTCATTTGAGTATCCATTTACTCGTTTGAATAATTCAACTGGAAATAAAGTTACTCCACCAAAGTATGTATCAAATACTTCTCTTTTGGAATTGGTAAAGTTTGTTGCAAGATGTAATGGAACTTCTGAATAAGAATAATCCACATCAATTGGCAGCATATCAACATCGTGAAACGCAACATAATCACATTGTTTTCTTAATGCGGTTTTAAAACCAATATTTAATAATTTACCTCGATTAAAAGGCAAATCATCATTTTGTTCAACTACAATTAAATCATAATCATAGTCTTTTAAATACTCTGATATAGATTCACGAAACTTTCGAAGATGTGTTGGCCTGTTACGATACGGGACAATTACACCAAGTTTCATTATTTTTTCTCTTTTTCTTCTACATATTTAGAGTAATACTCTGCTAAATACCATTGAAGTCTATCACTCCACTCAGTTTTCTCGATTTCTTCGAACCAAATCGTTAGAGCATCTAAAACATTAGCAATCTTTTCTAATGCTTTTACTTTTCGCTCTTCTAAGAGTAGTGAATCATCTGGTGTTTTTGCTTTAGTAGCCATATTATAACTCCTTATTGTTATATAACTTTATAATAAATATCATCATAAATCCTTAATCTTCAATATTTTTTTAGTAAGAATTTTCCATTTTCTATACTGTGAATAATTTGGTGTTTCTATTCTTTCAAACATAAATTCTCTTTCATTTAAATCAATTGTATAATCTCTATCTTTAATTGATTTTAACATTTTTTTATATTCATGTGCAAATGTATAATTTGCCATTGATTTACTGACTTCTTTCAATCTCTGTAATACCGTATAATCCCATTTAAAATGATGTACTTGTGTAAAATTCTTTTCTACTGGATACCTTAATGGATGTGATTTTCCCCATGAAGTTTTTCCTCTTCCCAAATCAATAAAATGTTGTCCTGGAACTACATTGTGTTTTCCTTTTAATAATGTAACTTTATTTGCTTCTGCTCTACTCAATGGATAACGAAAGAATCCAGCGTTTGGCATTTCTTTCCATACATTACTTTCTTTTGTAATCACTGGAAACTCTCCATCTTCACCAATTCTATCAAGAAATCCACCTGTTACAAATTCCCAATTATTTTCTTCACACTCATCTATAATTTCTTCTATTGGTTTAGAATATAATTGTAATTCATCATCATCTGCAACTATCCACCAATCATCTGGTTTTAAAGATGTGGTTTCATTATAGTGTGATGTAACCTTATGCCAATTGAATGGTTCTTCTATTGCAACTTTATATGGTTTTAAATTAAATTCATCCAATATAGAAGTTGTCTCTTCTATAATTGGATCATTCCACCATGTGGCATAAATTATTACAAAAAAATCATTGACAATTGGTTTATAATGTTGTAACATATGATGTAACATTGTGGTATTGTGGCCACATACCGTAACTAAATTCATTTTTTCCTCACTATTGTTAATCCTGTAGAACTTGGGAAATCTTTTCGAATTCCATGATTAAAAAAATTAATAACTTCAAATTTATCTTTATCTATAGTTTCAATAAATTGACTCGGCCCATTTAAAGTATCACCTTTATGGCCTTCAATTTCTACGAAATTATCCACATAATTTTTATCTGTATCGTGTATTGTAATAATACCATTTGGCATCAATTTTTCTGAATACAATTCAAAATCCTTTTCCACTCCCTCTAAAGTGTGGTCAGCATCTATATGAATTAAATCAAACCAAATATCTTGTTTTACAAAATGATTATAGTATGCCTCTTCCGTAGTTTCTTTTATAAACTTTGGTGTAAAATGTTTTCTAAATAAACTATTTTTATCTTCCCAATCAACCTCACCATTAAAACCATTACACGCATCAACCACATAAGTTGTTCCACTATCACCCCATTCCATTTGAATATCTTTATAAAATCCCTCTTGTGCTAAATCATATCTAGCTTGACTCATTATTCTCGGAATATATCCACCACCACTTCCTAAACAAACTAATGTTTTTAATTTAAAAAAATTAATTAAAGTGTAAATGATTAAACCATCACCGAGATGCATCCATGTTGCGCCATGAGTCCAACGATAAGGTACTTCATCTTCACCTGCATTCGTTGTTATATAATTTTTTATATAATCATAATTTAATATTGAATCTTCCATAAAACCTTTATATTATTATTAGAATGGATTCGAATTACTTCCTTTATTATGTACCAAAAATGTTTTACCAAAATAAACATCCAATGGTTCTACATCAATCTGTACTACTTCGTATCCCTCATCATTATCAATTAAATTTTCTAATGATGTAATCTCAACTTCATTTCCATTCTTATCCATTACATGAGCACCAACTTTCATATTTGGAACTAATTGCCACATCCAAGTATTTTCATTTATTGGTTTATATAACATTTCATGTTCACCTGTAATTTTTTCCATTCCATCATTTATATTCCAATAATTATATGCAAAATCAAAATTAATATCTTGAACACTTGCTGAATGTTGTGTAAATGTTTCTGTTTTCTCATCAGCAAATCTACAACTTCTCCAATCATCATTATCCTCATCAAGTTGTCCTGGCATATTCATGGACATAACCCAATCACCTATTTCTAAATCTTCTACAAGTTTAGTAGTACCATCTGCCATTTCAATTGGTGTTCCCTCTAATAAACAACTTGGTGAACCACCATAACTATCAACAACCGTTACTGACTTAGTTAAATTAGAATTATAATTTGTTGCGTGATCATTATATCCATCTGATTGTCCGTCTTCAAGAAATTTACCAGTTAAAGTAACACTTGCATTATTTGTTCCTGCTGCAAACCAATCACTATCATCACCTGTACCAGTATTTGCATTTGATATTGCACCTGCAGTTAATGTACAAGTATAATCACCTGCTACTGAAGTAACTCCACTATTTTCACTCCAAGCAAAATTTGCATCTCTATTTGCAATCTTACTTAAAAATAAACTTCCATTATTTGAAAAATTCATCGTATAGGTTTCTGCAGTTTGTTCCCATAAATAAGTATATCCTGTAACACTATCTACAGAACTTATTGAAAAATCCGACATTTTAGTTTGACTTGAACCATCATTTTGAGCACCCAAAGAAGTATTGGTAGTCGTATATGAATCAGTTCCATCTACTGCTCTCTTTAATTTTCCTAATGATAAGTTTTGTCCTGATGCTGTTGACATTTTTTTTCCTATATTAATTCAATAATAAATATCAATTGTTGTAAAGTTTTAACATTTTTTCTATCCATTCTTCTTTATTGTCGAATTTATTAGTTAAATATTCTCTAAGTGGCCATAATAAGTTTCTTCTACCATCAAGTGATACTTCACATAACTTATTATATTGTTCTCTAAACTCTATAGGATTAGAAGCTCTAAATGGATATTCATATTCTGTTAACCAATCACCTGCTAATATTGGAACTTTACCATAATCTATTGCCTGAAATATACTATATCCAAATGGTTCAACAATATGAGCAGAATGACTTATACCCCAATCTCTATGATAAAATCTATCTATATTATCATACTTGAATGTAAATATTTTCCACTTTGAAGTATCAGTTCCTATATTTCTTCTCCACCATTTAACATCTTTCGGGTCTGTAAAAAACTCACTATCAATACCTGCAAGAAAATGTGGACATTTACGAGTTTCACATCGAGAAGCAAATCCTACCGTATTATTATCTGTAACATCATAATTATGTTTAAATTCATAAAAATTTGGTATATGTAATATTTTATCATTATGTTCATTATCTAAGTTAGGTTTATCCACACCAATCCAAAATGAATTTTTAGCATATCCTACTATTTCAGTTTCCCAATTAGGCGACATAGCAAAATTGAACCCAGTTTTTAAACCTAAAAGAAATGGTGCTTTTAAAGCACTACTAACATTACAATGAACGGCATTTGTATATATCTTATCTTTATTATCTCTTATATATCTATGTGGATGATAGTAACCATGTAGTATATGTATTCTACGAGCCCCATTTAAAATCTCACCAAACTCTTCTGGATCATCACCTTGCCAATAATGTTTTAATTCTGTTTTTAAAACATCTTTATAAGTTCGTTTCTTTTTATCAAAAGTTTCCTTAAAAGTACTTTTTAAATTTTTATGAACTTGTCTACCATTATTTCCTGATTCACCTCTATCAACTCTTTTTTTAAAATCTTTGTGTTGTTCTTCAGTCCAGTCAACTATAGGTTTGTTTCTATGTATCATTAATTTTGGAACAACTTTAAGTTTTGGTGCAATCTCTTCTATCCAATGATTCACCCAAACATCAGCACCACCACCAACTAAACTTCCACCTCCTGTGGAATAGTATACATCGTATTCTTTATTTGTCGTGGACATTATGTACCAATACTCCCCCTGCAAAATAAACATCATTTGGTTCAACATTTAAATTTACCGTTTCTAATTCTTCTTCTATCTTTTCTATACTTGTTATTGTTTCAAAAACAAAACTACCAGATGTATCAGTAAGAATTTCATCTCCAGGAATTAATTCTTCTGTCTTTTTAAATTCATACTTATTATTATGTTTTATAAAAAATGGATGTTCAAATGTAACTTTTATTCTGTCATTAATTTTATAATATTCATCATACCAATCAAACGTAATATCAGTTAATTTAGTAGTTGTATATTCTGCCCCATCAAGTGTATCAGTTTCCCAATCTACCCAAGTATCTTTATCATCAAAATCTAATGGCATAGTTGGTAAAGTTAATGTTAATACCTCTTCACCAATACTTAAATCTTCTATTCTTTTCGTATAACCATCTGCCATAGTTATCGGTGTATCTACTGAAAAACATCCACTTCCACCATATGCATCAATCGTAGAACTAAAGAATTCATCAAACCTAATCGGGTGTGGAGAATCAGTTGCATAAAGTGGGCCTACTCCATACCAATCAAAATTCTTTTTCGATGCTCTTGCAACAGTATTGAATGCTTGATATAAATCATGAATATCATTATTTCCTTGAGAATCCCCATTTTCAGTTCTAATTGAATCTACATCTATATTATTAGCATAACCAATTGTAGGAACTATTAGTGAACCTGATCCTGGGCCCGCAAGAGTAATTGTAGTATATGATCCAGGAGTTCTTATTTCACTTCTCTGTACATTATATACTGAAGCACCATTTGGAGCTGCAGGATATGAACCAGCAGCAATAGTATATTGTCCAGATGATGAAACTTCTGGTGGAAATGTTCTCCATCCAGTTACTCCACTAAAATAAGATGGGCCTCCACCTGTTTGTGATGTATAAGTTAAAACTTGTAAATATCCCCATCCATCATAAAAACAAAATTTATTATTAGTAGTGGTTACTGATGCATTAGTATATACTGTAGTAGCACCATAATTAACAGCCTGTGGATATGTTGTACTATAAAGAGTAGTTATTGCTGAACCAATTGGTTCATATGACCAACTACCACTTGAATAATTTGCTCCACCTGCAGTAACACTAACACCAGTTAATTTACCATCTGGATTGGATGTCCAAGTACCTGTAAATCCACTTCCTTGTCCTGGATCACTTGCAGTTAAAGGTCCAGATGTATCCGTAGCATATCCATCACCTCCTTCAAGAAGAGTTAATCCCGTTATACTGAATCCACTATTTAGAGCCATTTTCCAACTCTTCCACTCGTTTGGTTAATTCTTTAATACTCTCAACCAACAAAGGTACAACTTTTTCATATGCAATTGCCTTAATACCATCTGGTCTCAACACAACTACTTCAGGTAAAACCTTTTCAACTTCTTGTGCAATCAATCCTACATCATGTCCTTTATCTTGTTGAATCTTACTTGACTTTTCATTCCAATCAAATGTAACTCCGTTAATTTGTTGAACTTTAAAAAGGGCACTTTCTATTGGTCTGATATTATCTTTAAGATTTATATCTGAACTATAGTATGCAGTAATATTATTTGTACAATATATTTGTCCAGTTACCTTTAATTCTATTGAAGGATTACCTGTAGCTCCAATATGTACATTTTCACTTGTTTCTAAGTAACTCCCTTGATCTGTAAACGCCATTTCTTAATCTCCTTAAATTTGTATGTGGATACTTGATCCATCACCACCTGTCTGTGCACCTCCTGTTGTTCCAGCATCTGGAGCATCTGCATCATTCGTACCAGATCCACCATCTGCACCAACAGTTCCTGTAACAGTAATTGTTCCTACACTGGACGAAGTTGTAATTATTACTACAGCACCACCAGAACCACCTCCTCCGCCTCCGCCAGCACCACTATAATATTCTTCCGGATCAATTGTCATTGCCCCTGATCCACCATCACCACCATCAGCTGATGTTGATGTTACGATACAATTATTAACAGTTGCATCTACACTTGAATCATACATCTGTGGATGAACATCTGCGCCAGATCCTGCATTTGGTGTCCATCCCTGCTGAGCGGTTACTCCTGTTGCATCCGAAGAAACTGCACCACCACCGCCTCCGCCTCCTGCGGATCCGCATACTTTTAATCGTACGGCAGTATCTGATGCGTCCATAACATCTCTCATCATTATAACAAGATGGGGATCAATTACCTCTAATCGAGATACTGCACTTGCTCCACTACCTGCACCACCTGCACCTCCAGGTGATCCATATGCTGGAGCCATTCTAAACATAGTGTTTGATATCCATCGTGGTGGTTTAATTTCTGTATTATCATCTCTAATACAATCTATATGTACTTTATATTTTTCATCAAACAAAATATTCTTATCTATAGAGATAACTTCTCGTGTTTCTATTTTTTGTTTTTGATTATCAATAGTAATACTTTTAGGTATTATTTTACCGTTACCGTATACTTCTCCTCTGTCTCTTTTAATCATTTCATTCTCCTAATATTAACTTGCAACTTACGCGGCTTGTGCTGAGTTTTGGCCTACTCCACCAGTTCCACCAACTGAACGGATAACTCCATTATTAGTAACTGTTCTTGCTGAAATAAATATTATTCCACCAGAACCACCTCCCCCGCCGCCTTTCCTTCCTGCAGCTGATGTACTATTTGGTATTCCAACTATACTACCACCATCTCCACCAAATACTCCATCAGTTCCTGCTGATAATGTTCCGCCTGCTCCGCCTGCTCCACCGTTTCCACCACCTGTTTGGCCACTCCCAGCTTGGCCAGCTGATCCATCATTATGAACAATACAAGTTGAATCTATGGTTAATGTTCCTTTAACAAATATTCTATATCCATTGGTTACTAATGTTGTTGCGGCTACACTACTATCTACTTCTAAACTGTTAGTGTACCAATCACCTTGCATCGTCCAAGTAGCACCACTTCTGGAACATACTACATCTCCTCTGTCATCTTTAATAGAATCGTTACTAACTTTTGTTCCACCATTGGCTACGGTACAATCATTTGATTTCAATACAACATCACCATCAGAACCCGCACCAAACAATCTACTTCTTTCAATTAAATAATCTTGTGATGTAATTGTTCCATCAGCTTCAAATGTAAGTGCAGGTGTTTTTAATTCAAATGATGAAGCTCCAGGTGTTCCACTTGCATCAAATTTTAAATAAGATTCAGTTCCAGTAGCACCACTTGTTCCACCATCCGAAATAAAGAAATCACCAGTACCATCCATATAGACACCAGCCCTTCCCTGTCCAGCTGCATTACTTGTTGGGCCTCCACTTGCCCCTAATCTAATATTACCACTATTAACTCCACTATCTATAATAATAGTATTTGTAAGTAATGAAAATGTATTAGATTGTAAAACAATATTTCCATTTGATGTGAATTGAATTCTATTACCACTTGAAGCACCAACTAAGAATGTACCATCACCACCTAAAAATATACCAGTTCCACTTGTTGCACTTGAAGGTGGTGATGCACCCAATCTTATCTTACCATCACTTGTACTATCTAAAATTACTTTTGAGTTTACACTTTCTAATGTGTTACTAACAATATCCCATCCACCAATGTTACCACTATCAGCAGTTACATTACCAGTTATGGTTAATGTTCCAGCACCATCCCAAGTCAAACTATCAGAAGCACTCTTTAATGAGAATTTATAAACTCCACTACCATCTTCACCTAAGAAAATTCCTGATGAATCATATGTTACTGCACTACCATCAGCACCTAAAGCAATTCTTTTATTGGCACTTGAAATATAAAGCTCGGTTGCATCAAGGGCAAATTCTGTTGCAGTAATGTCAATATCCGAAGATTTAATTACTAAATCACCACCTGATGTAAACTTTAAATAATCTGTTCCACCACTCGTTGCATCTCCCATTCGGAAATTACCAGCACCGTCCATAAAGATACCTTCTCCTAAATCAACAGTAGTAGCAGAACCTAATAATATTTTAGCATCAGTAGTAGTCATTTGCAGTTTTGGTGTAGTATTTTCAAGTATGAGTTTACCACTACCTGCATTTAAATTAAATGTGTTTGCAGTAATATCCATATTACTACTTACAATCGTAAGAGTACCACTACCACCATATTGTATTCTATCACCACCGTGTGCACCAAGTAAGAATTCACCATCTTTATTAACAAAGAACCCAGTTCCACTATTGTATGCAGTTGGTAATGTATCACCAAGTGCTATTCTTGTTGTGTTCACTCCCAATTCACCACTACCAGCCGAACCAGCAGATAAATCAAAGTTAGTAGATTTTATTTGTAATGAATTACTACCATTGAAATAAATAAAGTTATCACCACTTGTGGCTTCACCAACTCTAAATACTGCTCCACTATCCATAAAGATACCAGTATTTGCTGTTGCTGTTATATCATCTGCACTTGAACCTAATCTTAATTGTGAACCACCACTGGCATCACTCTTTCCATGTAATCTAAATGTATCACTACCAGATATTTGTAAATCATGTGAAGCTAATCCTAATCCATTTGCATCATGTCTAATATAATTGTATTGGTCTTTTTGGAAATTAAAATATCCACTACCACTTAATATAATTCCATTTGCTGTAAATGTATCTACTGGTGGTGAAGCACCCATTGAAATTCTTTGAACAAGTGAATTAAATATAATATCACCTTTGGCAGTATCAAGACTAAAATCATCAGTTGCCAATGCCATTGAACCCCCATCTACAGTCAAGAAGTTTGTAGGATTACCAAATACTCTAAATGCACCACCATTATCCATATAGACTCCAGCACCATCATCATCGGAATCACTTTGGATTTCTCCGAGATACATTCTCGTGTTATTGAGTGCCATATTTGTACCTTGTAAATCAAAGGTATCAGTTCTTATAGATAAATCACCAGCTGATGAAAATGTTAAATAATTACTTTCATTTCTATACATTTCAAGTTTATAAGTACCATTATCACTACCAAGTATTATACCCGTTCCACTTCCAAAATCTCTTGAACCAATTTTTAAATAATCATCAGTAGTAGTACTACTAAGTTCCATATTATAAGCACCTTTTGGTCCGAATCCAATTAAACTTGGACTTCCACCAATAAATGTCATTCCTGCATTTGCATTAGTATCATAACCTAAACTCATTGATGGTGCAGTTGAATCTATTTGATAATCATCAGCATCTATCTTCATTATTCCTGTTGAAATATCAACATTAGATGCAGTAACTTGAATGTCATCACTTGCTATTTGTAAATTACCTGTTCCACTATTAAATTTAATATATTGTGTAGCAGTACCAACATTGAATTCTTGAACACCATTACTATTTGCTATCCAAAATCCTGCAGTATTATCGGTGAAAGAATCTTTAACACTTCTAATTGAACCTACCGTATTCGAACCAGTTATCTGAATTGCCTTTGTGATATCTTGTCCGACTTGTAAATAACCAACTCCACTTCCTGCACTTGTTGCACCAATCTTAATGGAATTGTCAGCAAATGACATAGATGTATTACCACTCGATAGTTGTAAATCACCTGTTCCTGCATCTAATTCAAAAGTTTGTGTAGTCATTGATAATGCACCACCATCATATTTCATAAAGTTTGTTGAATTACCTAAATGAAATTCTGGATCAGTATTATTATTTGCTAACCAAAATCCTGCAGTTGTATCAGTAACATTTGCTTTACCACTATAAATTGCACCATGATATTGTGAACCACTTATTGTTATTGCTCTATCTACATTTCTACCAACTTTAATATGTGAACCACCACTATCTTTTGCGTGTATTAAAATATCATCATCATTAAATGACATAGAATGTTCAGTAGAAGATATTTGTAATTCTCCAGTATCAGCATCTAATTCAAATTTTTCTACCTGTATGGATAAATCATTTCCAAGATTACCACCACTACCACTTAAATGAATATAATTAGTTGCATCTCCTACTCTCCATTCTGCATCCGTAAACCAATAGTTATTATTATTTATGTAAATACCATCTTGTGTACCATCTACATTTCTACCAATAGAAATCTTTTGGTTAGTTTCTATACCACCTTGTTGTGTAGCAACATGAAGTATTCCATGAATACTTCCTGTCATTGCATGTAAAGTTCCTCTAAAGAAACCATTTTCTGTATATAAACCAAATCCTGGTTCTTCATCACCATACAAATAAGCACTACTTAATCCACTTAAATCACCAAGTCTTGTTCTTAATTGTAAATCATAAACTCCACTACCAGTTCTCTCAACAATATCCATATATGGTGTTGAAATATCATTTGGATTTGCATTCATCAATATATAACCACTTGATAAATCTGCAGAAGCATCATATTTACCAGTCGATACAAAAACTTGACCTTCATTGTATTCTACAGGAGTTGAAACTAATCCTTGTAAAAATTCATTATCTCCATTTATTTTATATACGGTGGCACCATTCGAATGTGAATCTGGATCTGTATTGTGAAAATCTCGTAATACTTCAATTGTTTGATTGGCCCCCGTATTACCAGTAATCGAACCAGAAATAATTTTAAATTTCTCTGTATCAATTTTTATTACATCTTGTATATTAACTACATTACTACCCAAATCTAAAACAATACTTTGACTTGTACTATATGTAGCCGTATCTGACATTGCACCATCTAATGTACCAACTGATGATGAAATATTAGTAATTTGACCATATCCTCTACCAACATATATTTCACCAGACAACCCATCTGGGTCTATTTGTGAACCTGTAATATGTGCCAATGCCGGATCACTTGAATATCGTTTTGAACCTGTTACTTGTAAATACTCAACTGAAAATCCAGTTTGTCCAACTTTTTTAGCCTTTAAAATTTCTCCTGAAGCAAATCCACTAACATTCGCAAAACTCATCGTTACATCGGTAGCCGAAGAACCTGAATTGCCAGCTATTATCGCACTACCACTTCTTAATGGTTGTAGTGTTGTTGAGTTTGCAACCATTAATTGTCCACCAACTACATTAACACTCTCTTTCTCAAATACAGCGGTTGATAAAGTACCTCTAATTCTTGCGTTTTCAAATTCTGCTGTACCATTTCCTAATGTATCAATTCTCCAACCTTTTAGATTAGTTGCAAAATCTGCACTTTCCAATCTACCACTTGAATGTAATATTAATCCATTTTCACCTTCTGCAAATTGTCCACCTAATCCTGCATCAGGTATACTTCTAAGTTGTGTTCCAGTTATTTCCCATCCTGCAATTTTATTACCTTGTTCACCAAACATTGCAATTAAATCTGTAGCATCATTTGTTCCTGTTCCATCGTAAACTTTTATACCATATAAATCACTTGCGTCTGTAGAGATTTCACCAATTCTTACCCACTCTGTTGTTCCATCTGTATCGAAAATGGTTATTCTTCTATTGGTAGAACTTATATCAAGAGTTGTGGTATCTAATTCAAATTTATCAGTTTTAATATCCACACCACTTCCATCTATTCTAAAATAATTGTCATTACTCGAACCAACAGTAAAATCAAATTTAGCAGTTCCATTATCAATACCCATAATAAAACCAGCTGTACCAGTCTGGTCAAAATCTGTCTTACCACCAAACTTTAAAAATCTATCATTACCAAGACTTTGTA